GAAGGCGTGTATGTGCCCCAGAAGGACGGCAAGGACTACTACAATGCTGGCGTGCGTTACACCAAGCGTTTTGCTGAGGGCGGGGAAGCAACGAACGAGAACGTCCGAACCCTTCGTTCTATTGACGTCACCCCTGAAGACAAACTTCCTATGAGAAAAAAGGAAGTAGGCCACCCCAACGAGTACGTTGACACTGTAGCGCGTTGGGGCCGTAAGGGCCAAGAAGGCTTTGCTACAATGATAGGGCTAGGTGACGAGGTTAAGTTTGCCAATGCCATACCTGAGTACTATTTTCCTAAGGACGAACAGTTAGATGGTCGTGGCGACGCGATGCGTCATATGTTGTTACAGGCACAGATAACGAAGAAGCTAGGTAGGACACCTGCGGAGATTGCAAGCTACATCCACGAGAACTGGCTCACTGGCGGTCAGTCGAAGGAAGAAAAAGCAATGGACGAGGCCAATGATGCGTTAGGCATGGACATTGGATCACGGGCCACGGACAAGGCAGACATGGCCTACCAAGCGTTACAGGCAATCAAGGCCGGGCAAGCAAAAACTATTGCAAAGAAAACAAAGAAGTAACACTTGCGTAAGATAGTATATTCCAAGTACACTACGGGAAATGATATACTGTACTGCTAAAAATACTCGGACAATATCCTATGCCAATTGACAAAGTAGTTAACCAAGCCCCTGAAACATCCATTGAGATTGAACAAGAGGGCTTGCCTGAGATTGAAATCGTCCTTGAAGACGACGGCGGGGCTACGATTGAGATGGGCGAAGACGAAGCGGGCGACGTAGAATTCCACGCCAACCTGGCAGAAGTCATTGACGAAGACGATTTAAACCGTATGTCAATAGACTTATTGGCATTATTTGAGGCCGACAAGGCGTCTCGTGCTGATTGGGAACAGGTTTATGCCAAGGGCCTTGAGCTGTTAGGCTTGAAAGTCGAAGAACGCACCAAGCCATTCCGTGGCGCAGCCGGTGCAGTGCATCCAATGTTGACAGAAGCGGTAGTCCAGTTCCAATCGCAAGCGATGAAGGAGCTAATGCCAGCAGACGGACCTGTTAGAACTCAGGTTTTGGGCAAGGAAACGATAGAAAAACTACAGCAAGCGTCACGTGTTCAAGATTTCATGAACTACGAACTGACCACAGTGATGGAAGAGTACACTCCAGAGATGGACCAAGCACTTTTCTACCTAGGTTACGGTGGTTCTGTGTTCAAAAAAGTGTATTTTAATGCACAATTAGACAGAATGGTGAGCAAGTTAGTGCTTGCTGACGACTTATACATCCCTTACACCGGCTCAAGCGTCATGAGCCAATGCCCACGGATCACGCACCGCGTGCCAATGGACGCAAACGAGTTCAGAAAACGCGTTATAGCGGGCGAATACTTGGATTTAGACATCCAACCAGAGACTACTGACCCCAATCAAGACCAAATCCAAGAAGGCGTGGACCGTCAAACAGGTTTAAACCCTTCTGACCAAGCTGAAGAAGTGTTTTTACTTGAATTCCAAGTGGATTATGACATTCCAGGCTTTGAAGACACCGACGAAGACGGTGAACCGACAGGAATTAAGCTTCCATACGTCGTAACGCTTGACGAAGTGAGCGGTAAAGTGCTTGGCGTGCGTCGTAACTGGAAAGAAGGCGACGAATTGAAACGTCGTTGCAATTATTTTGTGCATTATGTGTTGATCGAGGGCCTTGGTGCGTATGGCTTGGGCTTTGTTCACTTAATCGGCAGCCTTTCTAAGACAGCAACCGCTGCATTACGTCAATTAATTGATGCAGGTACGTTCTCTAACCTACCAGCAGGGTTCAAGGCCAAAGGCGCACGGATCGCGGACAGTGATACACCAATCCAACCAGGCGAATGGCGTGACATGGACGCTGGTGGCGCTGAATTGCAGGGTTCTTTATTACCATTACCGTATAAAGAGCCTAGCCAAACACTGTTCCAGTTATTAGGCTTCACTGTAGACGCGGGTAAACGCCTTGCAAGCATCGCGGACATGCAAGTTGGTGACGGCAATCAGAATGCAGCGGTCGGAACAACGATTGCATTGCTAGAGCGGGGCTCAATGGTGATGTCTGCCATCCATAAACGCTTACATTACGCACAAAAACTAGAATTCCAATTGCTTGCCAAAGGTTTTGGCGAGTACTTACCCAAAGAGTACCCATATGACGTACCGGGTGCCAGCCGTAAGATCAAAAAAGCAGACTTCGACAACATGGTTGCAGTACTTCCTGTTGCCGACCCTAACATATTCTCTACAGCACAGCGTATAACCCTTGCACAAACACAGCTACAGCTTGCGCAGGCGGCCCCACAGATGCATAACATGTACGAGGCATACTACCGGGTCTACACAGCCCTGAACGTGCGTGATATCGACGGCATATTGCGTCCACAGAGCTCACAAATGCCTAAGGACCCAGCGACAGAGAATGCTGACGTATTGGATACGATGGAATTGAAAGCATTTGCTGGTCAACAGCATGATGCACACATTGAAGCGCACTTACGCATGGGCATGTCGCCAATGTTGCAGGCGAATCCTATGTCTGCCTCTATCCTGCAGAAACATATCCTACAACACATCCGAATCAAAGCGGAAGAGGACGTGGAAGCAGAATTGTTCCAGGCTTACGGTACGGACCCAGACGGAATGGTGTCAATAATTCAAAAAGAAGGCATGATTGCATTGAAGGTAGCGCAATCCATGGCTGACGTTAAAACATTGCAGGATCAAATCGCTGGTGCAGGTGCGCCTCCTGTTGACCCAGTAGTTGAACTTAAGAAACAAGAGTTGGATCAACGTGCTAAGGCTGACGCGGCGGATGCAGAGAATAACCAGCAGAAATTGGAACTCCAACAGCAGAAACTGAAACAAGAAGCGCAAGATGACCAAGCCAGCATTGCATCTCAGGATGCAATTGCAGAGGAACGTGCTGCTATTGCCCGTGAGCGCTTGGCCATTATGGAACAACAGATGTTAGGTCAACAGCAAGGAGATAACAATGCCGCTTAAAAAAGGTACTAGCAAGAAAACCATATCTAGCAACATCGGTACGTTGGTAGGGGACTTTAAAGAGTCTGGCAAGATTGGTACCAGCAAACCAGCGTCAAAGGCTAAGGCCGTAAAGCAGGCCGTTGCGATTGCGTATAGCAAAGCTGGCAAGGCTAAGCCTACTAAGATGAAAAAAGGTGGCGATGCTATGACCAGCACTGTGACCTATGTTAAGAAAAAAGATGGTAATAAACCAGTAAAGATTTGTTAAATAGTTTTAAGCCTACAGACGAGGGCTCTTGATCGTCTGCCTTTTACATGGAAGATTGAACCATGCTTGAATATGCAGAAAGACTTCTTAAGGAAGTTAGAAAGTTACAGTCGGACTCCGAAGCCATTGTGCTGAACGGAACCATTGCCAACATGGAGCGTTATCGCTTTATGATGGGGCGTCTAGAAGGCTTAAAACTCATAGAGGACATGATCAAGGAATCCTTGAACGCAAGTCCTGATGACTTAGATTTTTAACCGTGGAGACCCTTATGGCAGAAGAAGAAACAAAGAACCTAACAGCGCTAGAAAAGAAGTGGCTAGAGAATGAGCAGAATAAACAGCCGTCTATTGACGATGCTTACAATGCTGACGGTCAGTTCGACCCATCCCTGATACCAGAGGAGGCCATAAGCCGTATTCCTCGTCCTACAGGATGGCGTGTAGCAATATTGCCTTATCGTGGCGCAGAACGCACGAAAAGCGGTATTGTGATAGCAGAAGAAACTCAGAAACGTACGCAGCTGGCTACCAATTGTGGCTACGTATTAAGCTTGGGTGATTTAGCCTACAAAGACGAATCCAAATTCCCATTCGGCGCATGGTGCAAAGAAGGCGATTGGATTATTTTTGGCAGGTACGCAGGTTCACGTATTTCTATCGATGGTGGTGAAATCCGTTTTTTAAACGATGATGAAATCTTGGGCATTGTAAATTCCCCAGAAGACATCTTGCATATGTAAGGAGTAGAAAGATATGGCTGAAGAATTAGATTTTAAGGTAGGAGAGGAAGACGAAAGTTCAGCGACTGTCGAGATTGATAAAGACGGTGGCTCTGAACTCGTTGAGAATGAAGCGTCGGCAGCGCCTATTGTAGAGACGGAAACGGCTCAAGCACAAGGCGAAGAGCTAGACGTATACAGCGAAAAGGTAAAGAAACGTATTGACAAGCTTACAGCGCGTCTGCGTGAGACCGAACGTCGCGAACAAGCCGCTTTGGAATACGCGAAAAGCGTACAAGAAAAGGCCCAGGCTTACGAACAACAAGCGTATCAATCTGACAATGCCCGTCTAGGCGAAGCAAAGAGCCGTATTGAAACGCAATCTGTAGCGCTAAAACAGATTATCCGTAAGGCACGTGAAGAAGGCGATTACGATACTGAAATCGAAGCGCAAGAACGCTTGATGGAAATTCAACTGGAACAACGCAGCTTGTCTGACATTGCTTCTCGTCGTCAAGTGGCTCAAGAGCAGGCACAACAGCCCGTTCAACAGCAAGCGCAGCAACCTGTTCAGCAACAACGCCCTGCCTACGACCCTAAAGCAGAAGCGTGGGCCGAGGAGAACGAATGGTATGGCAAGAACGTTGCAATGACACACGCGGCTCAAGGCATACATAAACAGCTAGTTTTAGCAGAAAGATTTGACCCAAACTCAGATGAGTATTATGATGAGCTAAATAATAGATTGCGCGAGGCATTCCCTACGCAATTTAATACGAAAACCAGGACCAACCGACCCGTGCAAACGGTTGCGCCTGCATCCAGGTCTTCTGGAGTAAATAACGCACGCCGCACTGTCCGGTTATCACCGAGTCAAGTTGCGATTGCTAAAAAATTGGGTGTTCCGTTAGAAGAATACGCCAAATACGTTAAGGAGTAATAAAATGAGTCAAGATACCAATGTGCCAAAACTTAATCGCAGTGCCCGTGAGACCGATTCTCGCGAAACTACTGCGCGTCGCAAATCTTGGGCCCCTCCTTCACGATTGGATGCGCCTCCTGCGCCTCCTGGATACAAGCACCGTTGGATACGTGCAGAGTCTGGTGGACAAGAAGACCGTATTAACGTCACGGGTAAATTACGTGAAGGTTATGAATTAGTACGTTCTGATGAGTACCCAGAGTTCAGCAGTCCTTCAGTAGACGATGGCCGACATGCTGGTGTTATCAGCGTGGGAGGTCTTATGCTTGCACGAATCCCAGAGGAGACAGCAGCAGAACGCCGTGCGTATTATGAATCACGCACCCATGATCAATTATTGGCTGTCGATAACGATTTAAGTAAATCAAATGGACATTCGTCCATGCGAATTCAAAATCCTACTCGTCAGACCCGTGTATCGTTCGGCGGACCTAAATCCTCCGAATAACTTAATTTAAGGAAATGACAAAATGGCAAACGTAGATAAAGCCTTTGGTCTTCGTGCAATGGGGAACCTTTCAGCTACTGGTGCGCAAGCTCAGTACGGTTTCACAATCGCAGACAACCAAGCAGGCGCAATTTTCCAAGGCGACTTGGTAACAGTTTATGATGGTTATTTAGTAGCATTCAACCCAGCGTCACACACTGCAGCAGTAGGCGTGTTCAACGGTTGTAACTACATTGACCCAACAACAGGTAAACCTATCTGGAAGAACTACTATCCAGGCAGCGTTAACATCACTCAAGGTACTATCCAAGCTGATGTTATCGATGATCCAGCACAACTATTCATCATTCAATGCGACGAAGGCTTAACACAAGCTCAAATCGGTATGAACGCTGATGTAGCTGTAGGCTCAGGCAACACAACAACAGGTCAATCTGCATACGAATTGGATTCATCAACAATTGGTAAAGATGCAGCTTTGAACTTGAAAATCGTTGGTTTATACAACGTTCCAGGCAACGAATTCGGCACTAACGCCGTTGCTGTTGTAAAAATCAATGAACATCTATTCGGCAGCGCTGGCGTTGCTGGTCAAGGAGCTTAATCATGGCAATTTCACGTTCCCAACTAGTAAAAGAACTTGAGCCAGGCCTGAACGCATTGTTCGGTATGGAATACAAGGGTTACGAAAAAGAGCACGAGCAAATCTACGACATCGAAACTTCTGACCGTGCGTTTGAAGAAGAGGTAATGTTGTCTGGCTTCGGTGAAGCTCCTGTTAAAACTGAGGGTGCTGGCGTTTCATACGACAATGCTCAAGAAGTTTACACAGCTCGCTACACACACGAAACTATTGCTTTGGCTTATTCATTAACTGAAGAAGCTGTTGAAGATAACTTGTATGCATCACTTGCTGCTCGTTACACCAAAGCATTAGCTCGTTCAATGGCAACAACAAAACAAATCAAAGCAGCAGCCGTGTTAAACGGTGCGTTCACCACAGCAATCGGTGGCGACGGCAAACCTTTGTGTGCAACTGACCACCCAACATTGTCTGGTCCAGATCTACGCAACGAGTTGTCAACTCCAGCTGACTTAAGCGAAACATCACTTGAGCAAGCTTTGATTGACATCGCAGCATTCACTGATGAGCGTGGTTTGAAAATCGCTGTTCGTGGTTTAAAATTGATTGTTCCTAAAGAACTACAATTTACCTCAGACCGCATCTTGAAATCTACTCTACGTGTTGGTACTGCTGATAACGATATCAACGCTATCAAAAACATGGGTATGGTTCCACAAGGCTACACAGTAAACCATTACTTAACAGACCCAGACGCTTGGTTCATCAAAACTGATGCTCCTAACGGCATGAAAATGTTTGAACGTGTTGCGTTCAAAACTGGTTTTGAAGGTGATTTTGATACTGGTAACGTACGTTACAAAGCACGTGAGCGTTATAGCTTCGGTTACAGCGATCCACGCGGCATCTTCGGTTCACCAGGTACACCTTAATTCAACGGTAATACGTAGAATGGAAAGCCACCTTCGGGTGGCTTTTTTATTGCAAAAAGACCTTTTATTTTTATGTAGATAGTGTATATTGTGAGTATTCCGGGATTTATCCGGCTTATTAGACTGTCCCGGCAGACGCATACAAGACTAATAAGCTTAACTTTGTATGGAGAAATTCAAATGGCATCAACCACCTTCACAGGCCCGGTCACCAGTTTAAATGGTTTCGTGGGCGAAATCACTGGCGCAGTTACAGGTAACGTAACTGGTAACGTAACTGGTAACGTAACAGGCAATCTTACAGGTAAAGTATCATCTACAACTGCAACATCAGTAACATTGGGCGCAATTGCCAATGCTGTTAATACAACAGGCAAAGTTTTAGGCACAACACTTTACAACACAACAACTAAAACATTCTATGTAGCTCAAGGTCCAGCAACAGCAGCTGTATGGATTGATTCTTCTGATGGTACAACTACTATCTCACCAGCTTAATTTTAACTTCTAACTTTAAAGGAGTTAAATTATGTCTACGGTATCATCAATCACCCGTGTCGGAGTATACGAGCCATTTGACCTACAAGTTGCACGTGGTCAAATATCATGGCATAGCACAGTTAACATTTACGGTTATGGTGCTGCAATAACTACTTCAACTATTCCAGCGTGGGAAAATGCAACAGCATACACATTTCCTGTTTCCGCTGCGGTAATGAACTTAGTGAGCACTATTAATACAGGGGCAGATAAAACCGGTTCAACTATTTTAATTCAGGGCCTAGATGCAAGTTACGCACTGCAATCAGAGACACTGACATTAAATGGTACAACCGTTGTTCCTACAACTAAATCGTATTTACGTATTAATAGCATTTCAACAACAGCAGGGGCTCCTACAGGGGTAATAACATTAAAAGACCTGACTAATACCACGACCTATGCGCAAATAACAGCGGGTTTTGGTCGTAGTCAAATGTCTATTTACACGGTTCCAGCGGGATATACGTTTCTATTAAGTCGTATTGACTCTTATACTTCTGCAAATGGAAGTTCTGCTGATTTTATTACCTACAGCAATACAACGTATGCATCAAATGGCGTTATTCAGTATACACAACAAGCTCCATTTGTAAATAATTACCATGCACAACGAGTAATGCCGCGTCCTTTCCTTGAGAAAACTGATGTTGTATTGCGCTTTAAGTCAAGTGCAAATACCTATGTTGTTGCGATCGCAGCTGAAGGATATTTAATTAAGAACGATGGTAGTGCTGCATAATGGAAATGATGGTATGGAATATCGTGCTGTCTTTTATGGTAGCTATTATGGGTTTTTTACTTAAAGCTAAATTTGAAGATTTAGATAGGCTTAGTATTTTACTTAATCGAACGAGAGAGGAGATAGCGCGTGACCACATCACTCGTGCAGAAGTTAGAGCTGACATTGAAAAGATTATGGAACGGTTTGATGACGGGTTTAAACGCCTTGAAGAAAAAATTGATAAACTTGCTGAAAAGCAATAACTAAGGAGATATATCATGGCAGGAAGAGGAATGGGTGCAGCAACTGGCGGTGGCGGTTGTGTTGAAAAAGGTCCTAAAAACAAGATGGTAAAGGGCACTAGCAAAACAACAGGTCCAGTGTTTTTGGCTAAAGGTGGCGATGTAAGTCCACGCAAACGTATGGCCATGGGCATGGAAGATGGTGGTAGTGCTAAAAAAATGAAAAAAGGTGGCAGCTGCTAAATGGCTACTTCAGGCACCACGGTATTTGATTTACAGATTGACGAGCTCGTAGAAGAGGCTTTTGAACGTTGCGGCATGCAAATGACCAACGGTAATCAGCTTAAGACAGCTCGCCGATCTCTCAATCTAATGTTTTTAGAATGGGCAAACCGTGGCCTGAACCTTTGGACAATTGAACTAGCCACAGCTAATTTATCCGTTGGTCAAACAGAAGTGGTTTTAGATACTGATACAGTTAACGTTTTATCGGCGGTAATTAGAGATAACTCTCAAAGTCCTCCAGTAGACATTGTTATTGACCGTATTAGCCGTGCTGAATACCTGCACATACCTGACAAAACAACGCAGTCACGTCCTGCTCAGTTATATGTAGAGCGTACAAATGTGCCTAAGGTATACCTATACCCCGCACCTAATGCCACTAATTTGTATCAACTTAGATACTATAGAATTAAACGGATGGACGATGCAGGCGCGTACTCTAATACTGCTGACGTTAACTTTCGCTTCCTGCCTTGTTTAGCGGCAGGATTAGCCTATTACCTATCGCTTAAATTTACTCCGGAACGCACACAAGCCTTGAAAAGCTTGTATGAAGAAGAGTTTGCAAGAGCAGCGGCAGAAGATAGGGATACAGCAAGCGTTTACTTTGTTCCAGCCGTAATGGGATATTAATGTGGCATATGCATCCGGTAAATACGCGTTTGGGTTATGCGATTACTGCGGTCAGCGTTATCCCTTTAACGTACTGCGTAAAAACTGGCGTGGATTTAAAGTCTGCCCAGACGACTACGAGCCTAAAGAGCCTCAACTAGAGCCTCTACAGTTTGTAGCAGATGCAATAACCCTAGAGCAGCCTCGCCCTGATCGTGTAGAACCAATGGTTGTGTATGTAGGCGCTCCAGGGGATACGGCCTTTCAAAGCAGAGGAAGTGCAACAAATACAAACGACATGCGGCCCTCTGTTTTAGATAGTATAATCATAGCTAGAGGGTCTGTGGGAACAGTTACGGTGGAAATAGCATGACATATGATGAATTAGTCACAAATATCAGGAATTACACGGAAGTAGATGCTAACGTATTTACGACCCCCGTAATTAACACCTTCATTACAATGGCCGAGAACAGGATGCTTCGGGACATTGACTTGGACGTGTACAAGCTAGAGGTTACGGGTAACATGACCTCTGGCAATAAGTTCTTGACGGCTCCTTCAGACCTGTTGACACACCGTTACATGATGATTACTAAAGACGGAGAGCAGATATTCCTAGAATTCCGTGACACGTCTTTTATGAAAGAATATTGGCCTGATGGCGCTGTCACAGGCACTCCTCGTTTCTACTCCGTGTGGGACCAGAACTCTTTTTACATTGCCCCTACTCCAGATGAAGCTTATGTGGTTGAAATGGGCTACATCCGCAAGCCTGCTACGCTATCTCCATTGACACCTGAAACATGGATTAGCCAAAAAGCTCCTGAAGCCCTATTGTATGCCTGCTTGATACAAGCATATAGCTATACTAAAGGCCCAGGCGAGATGACTGCTTACTTTGAGAACAGTTATAAACAAGCTATTCAAGGTCTTGGTGTTGAACAACAAGGTCGTCGTCGTCGTGATGAGTACCGCGATGGTATGGCAAGACTTGTGGTGTCGTCACCTTCACCTAATTAAGGATTATAAATGGCTATTATTCAAGCAATGTGCAATTCCTTTAAAAAGGAAGCCTTACAAGGGCTGCATAACTTTGATGTGGTTGGAGGAGATACGTTTAAGCTTGCTCTGTATACCAATGCAGCTGATTTATCCGCAGCTACTACGGTATACACTGCATCGGGTGAAGTGGCAGCCAGTGGCAGCTACGTAGCAGGCGGAGGCGCGCTTGTCAATGGCGGCGTAACCTACACAGGAACGACAGCGTTTGTTAATTTCGAAGACCTATCTTTTACAGGAACCACTATTACGGCGTTTGGCGCTTTGATATACAACTTCTCTAAAGGCAATAGGGCAGTGGCCGTTCTCAATTTTGGTGCAAATAAAACTTCAATAAGTAGCACATTTACTGTAAGATTTCCACCTGACAACGCAACTAGCGCAATTATTAGGTTTGATTAATTAATGCAGATATCCGCACACACAGGATTAGGGCAACTAGAAGTACGTACGACGAGCAGGCGTGGTTTTACTCCGGCTGAAATAGCGGATAAAGCCGTGCAAAAAATATTGTTTGTAGGCGAAAACCTTCATCCTGCAATTAAAGAACAAGCTATTGCTTATCAAGACCAGATAAGGGTTATTCTGGAGTACTACATTAAAGAAGCAATTAAATCGGATAGAACAACCTTAATCAATTTACTTAATTCCTCCGGCCATCCGGAACTAATACCATTATTGGAGATATAACATGGCTATTTCTCAGGCTATTTGCGACAGTTTCAAACAAGAGTTGTTTGAGGCCGTGCATAACTTTTCTGCCCCAGGTGGCAACACTTTCTTTTTAGCGTTGTACACGTCTGCTGCAGACATTGGCGCAGCTACAACAGCTTACACATCCGCAGGCGAAGTATCGTCTACAGGCACTAATTATCCTGCAGCAGGTAGTGCATTGACCAGTTTGGGCGTAGGCCTTGCTAGTTCAACAGCATTCTTGGATTTCGCTGACCTTACATTCCCTAACGTTACATTAACAGCCCGTGGCTGCTTAATCTATAACAACACGGAAGCAGGCAAGTCAGTTGCAGCGTTTGACTTTGGCTCTGATAAAACAGCTACAGACGGTGACTTTACGGTCATCTTCCCAGCGGCTACTGCCACTACTGCGGTTATCCGTTTAGTATAGTATGCCTTTAGTAGTCTCGGATAGAGTCAGGGAAGTAACAGTGGTGTCGGGCACAGGCCCGGCCACTCCTACTGGCGCCTTCTCTGGATACGTATCGTTTGCTGATGCCATCGGTGACGGCAATACTACTTACTACACGATTACAGACAACGTCAACTTTGAATGGGAAGTGGGCGTAGGCACACTAGTAGGCGGTTCTCTTGACCGTCAAATCATTCTTAAAAGCTCCAATAACAATCTTATTGTGGACTTTGCCCCAGGTTCTAAGGAAATGTTTTGTACCCTTCCTGCAGAACGGGCTGTAATGAACAATCCCGACGGCTCCCTTATTTATGACCCTGCTGGGTCAGCCATTTTATACGCAATTGCATTGGGCTAATCATGTCGACTTTTAAAAGTAATGCGACCAGGAATTTAGGAGCTACTCCTACCACTTTATACACGGCTATAAGTGGTACAGTAGTGATCGGTCTAAACGCCGCAAACGTTTACGCCACCGAATTACCTATTGACGTCTGGCATAAAAGAGGTTCTAATAACACCTATATCCTTAAGCAGTTCCGGGTAGGTCCAGGTCAAACTGAAGAGCTCATGAAAGGCAATAAGATAGTGTTAGAAACAGGGGATGAATTAGTTGCGTCCACTGCCATCAGTAATGGGTTTGATATCCTAGTTTCAGTGCTGGAAGGGGTCTAGTATGAGTGGCTTTTACGAAGGTACAGATCTAGCAAATAAAACCTTTTATGGTTTTAGGTTATTTCAAAATACCGGTGATTTAAACGTAGATGTTATTAGCGGTAATGGCGTAGTTTCACTCCCTGAGCCAGGATATATCATTGGACCTAATGAGTATCAGGCATGGGTTTGGTCAACAGGTACCTATCAGTTCCAATGGGGAGCTAAGGGTCATTTAGAGATGGTGTTCATATGACGACAATTGTAGATTTAGGTAAGTTAAGATTTTATTGGGCAGGCAACTATGATGAAGCTACCCAATATGAATTAAACGACGTAGTTCGATACGGCGGTAACGTTTATGCGTATATTAACGTAGTACGGACTATCGGTACTATTCCTACGGATGTTACGTACTGGGCCCTCATGGTTGAGGGCATTAACTTTATTGGTGAATGGACTGACGCAACGCAGTACTTCATTGGCGATGCAGTTGCCTACGGTTCTACCGTATATGTAGCTCTAGTCGATAACATCGATGTTCAACCTGATACTAACCCGTCTACTTGGTCACAATTCGTTGAAGCTATTCAATGGGAAGGTGATTATGTAGCTACTACAACATACCAACCAAACGACGTAGTTAAATACGGCGGTAGCGCATTTATTGCAATTCAAACAACGAACAACAACGACCCAACAAACACTACATACTGGCAACAGTTTGTAACTGGTATTTCACCAGAAGGTGTCTATAACAATACAACAGCCTATGTGCCAAATGATATTGTTGCTTATGGCGCAAATCTATACATAGCTACCGCAAACACGACAGGTAATCTACCTATCAATACCGGTTTCTGGCAACCGTTCATCTCCGCATTTGAAAATCGCGGTGCATGGGCAACAAGTACCTTATATTATGAAAATGATTTAGTTCAGTACGGTGCATATACCTATGCATGTCAGATACAAAACACATCAGGTGTATTCGCAACTGACCTAGCTGCAGGCAAGTGGTCAGTATTTGTAACCGGTCTACGTCAACGCGGTGAATGGGTTACAGGTACACAGTATCTACCCTATGATATCGTTACTTATGGCGGCAATACATATTCATGCCTGATATTAAACAACTCAGGTACCTTCGCGACTGACTTAGCCGCTGGTAAATGGGAAATCTTTAACGGCGGTATTCGTTGGAGAGGCGCATGGACACCTACAACACAGTATTTAGTTAACGATTTAGTGCGAAACGTAGGCTCAACCTACATTGCAACGGAAGACTTTACTTCAGGATCTAACTTTAGCGTTGAATACGATGCAGGTAAGTGGGTGTTCTTTGCTCAAGGTGGCGCGGATATTCTTCCGGTAATTACACCAGGCTTAGAAGGCTACTCTTTATCAGTAGCTTCTAACGGTATTGATATTGAGTGGATAAATGCCTCTGGTTCAGATAACGTCTACTATGTATCTGTAGATGGCGACGATGCCAACCCAGGTACAAGCTTGGCCTTACCTTTCGCAACTATTCAAGCTGCCGTTGCGGCCGCTTCAGCAGGTAATGCCACAATCTTTGTTAAAACGGGTACATACAGTGAAGCATTGCTTCCGATTGTAGTTCCTCCAAACACAGCGATTGTAGGGGATAATCAACGTACAGTTAACGTTCAACCTGCTGCTGGTTTGGCTGCAGATGGCATAACACCTAATGCTCAGTCAACAATGTGGGCAATGTCAAACGGTTCTATATTGAACAAAATGACATTTAAAGGTATGACGGGTTGGGTTCCAGGATCTGTCCCTGCGGATATTACAACCTCTGTAATTAAGGGTGTTGTAGTAGGTTTCAATCCAGCTTCTCCAGTCACATCTAAATCACCATATGTTCTAGAATGTGCTGCTATATGTACAGGTGCTGTTGGCGCATACGTAGATGGTGACGTACATGCAACAGGCTTTAAGTCCATGTTGTTCCACGGGTACACCATAATCAGTGATAACGGTATAGGTTACTATGTTAGAGACCAAGGTAAAGCTGAGATTGTTTCTTGCTTTACTTACTATTGCTATTTTGGCTATGCCACAACTGGCGGTGGTTTTATCCGCGCATTGAATGGTAATAACAGCTACGGTACATGGGGCGTACAGTCCTCTGGTTATGACGTAGATGAAGTTCCCGTAACAGGTACGTTATATGGTATTCAACTTCAAACTACTACAGACCCTATTAATATAGGCTTTGCACCGGGCAGTACGGTAACAGGTGAAACGTCAGGTGCGGTTGCTACTGTAACTAACTTACAGGCTTCAGCCGGTAAGGTATACGTTAATTATGGTTCAGGATCTGTTCCTTTTGTTAATGGTGAAACTATCAATGATGGAGTAGGCAACACTTTAGTTATAGCAGGCGGAGGCGTAACCGGTCAAAAAGGCATGTTATTAGTTGTAGATAACCTTACTGCAGAGCCTTTGCAAGGTGCAAGTATTCAATTAACAGGTGATCCATACTCTTACGTTATTCAGTCTGTATCAGGTACGTATGTGGATACGTCAAGCGTGATGTTTATTGCATTGGCCCAAGAAAAACCAGATCCATCTCCGGATAACACAGGCATATCGATCCGCTATCTATATTCACAAATTCGCTTAACAGGGCATGACTTTTTGGATATTGGTACTGGTGGTGTTGTCACTACTAACTACCCAAATAATCCACTACAGCCTCCTGCACAAGGCAATGAAGTTGACGAGATATTCCCAGGCCGTGTTTACTATGTGTCTACTGACCAAAACGGTAATTTCCGTGTAGGTGAGTATTTCACTGTAGACCAAGGTACGGGTACTGCAACCTTAAATGCCAACGCGTTTAACTTGTCTGGTTTGACATCATTACGTTTAGGATCTATTGGTGCGCAATTAGGTGAGCAGATTAATGAGTTCTCATCTGATGCTACTTTAGGCGGAGATAATCCAACTAACGTAGCTGTTCCAACTGAGTATGCGGTTAAAACGTATGTTGATACACGTGTACCACAGGCTCTACCTACCTCTGTAGGAAACGAAGGGGAGGTACTTACAAGTAATGGTTCGACAGTTTCATGGGCTTTAGCGATTGCTGATCAAACAGATAATTCCGGTAAATACTTAACCACTAACGGTACTACAACCTCATGGAATACAATATCAGTTACACCACAGTGGACTACTAAATCAGCAAACTACACTGCGGTGGCTGGAGATAACTTGTTCTGTAATACATCATCAGGTATATTTACAATAACTTTGCCTGCCACACCAGCAGTCAACAGCAGCGTTAGAATTGTAGATTTAGCAGGTACGTTTAACTCCAGGCCCTTAAACGTTGCTAGAAATGGGGAATTACTGATGGGTTTAACTCAAGATATGAGTCTAAACGTGGTTAATGCGTCTATTACTTTAGTATACTCTGGCTCTACATACGGCTGGCGCTTGGTCTAATATAAAGGTAAGTAAATATGTCAAACTTAGCACAATTCGTAGGGTATAGAGAAATACCGTTAGTACCAACATACAGCGAGCCAGCGTTTTGTACTTCTGGGTACGGACAACAGGCAGTTATGACGTACAACCAGGCATCGCAAATGATGTCCTTTCCTCAGTGGCCTGGCGGAGAAATGGAAACTTCTTCTTATTTCAATCAAAACTGGAATAGCCAACCCTCTTCAAACAATGGTTGGCAATATGCAGGCACTACTTTAACCGGTATGCACGGGCATATGTTTACAAATGCTACAATTAGTTCAGAAACTTTGACAGCCTCTTCTATGTCTATAACTGGGGTGAATCAACCTAGCGGATCCATATATGGTTGTTTAAATAGTCAATCAACTGGAATTTGGGTTAATAAAACAAAGCGGGATAATTTATGTATCCAGCGGGCTAATAACGCTTCGGACTACAGTTCATATATAAGCACAACCCAGATTTCAACTGTTGGATATGGAGCTTTTTTTACGCCAATATCGTCTACCAGAGATTTTAGTGGGTACGGAAATGGCCCTACAAATGGATATAACACCACAAGATCTTATGGTTGTGTGGGGTACAACGAAACTACAAAAATGTGGGTTATTGCGGCAAATGCTGCAAACGGGGCGGGGGCAACTATAAATGTTTATAAAAACATTAACCCACCTACTTTAGCTAATACAAACGACCAGACATTTTGGAATCAATTTAATCACAGCTCTAAAATTACTATCACGTTTACAACGCCAAGTGTTACAGCAACACATGATTACCAGCATTATAAATTAATTCCTTTGGATAACGGGGATATTGCCCTGGTATGGAAGCAAGAAGGAACTTCTATCCGTTATTTTATGTTTGTAGGCAATGCTGGAGTTAACTCTACGTCATGGACATTTTCTGGAACGGCCTTACTTACTATAAACACAACCACTTCATATCATGACAGTGACTGGGTTAACCACGATTTCATGCCAGCAATGATGTCTCCAGACGGTAAATACGTATTTGTTTGGACTCAATATTATTATTATCAAACTGGTATATGCGGTATGGCAATAAGAGTATCTGATGGTGCTGTCAGGTATATTAACTTTGCAGATTCTAGCGATTCTTACGCCCCTGTTTTTTTACGAAAAAATACTTTGTGCCTTGGGTATAGCGTTAATGCGGACAGTGGACGTGGTCAATCTTTGTATCATTATGATCTTGATAATATGTTTGTACGAGTTGCTACAAACTACGGAAACATAACTAACTATAAAGTAGAAGCTAACATTGAGTCGCAATACACATCTACATGCTACCCAATGATTTGGCAACAAACAAACTATCTACCTAACTTTATCCGTGGCGTTTTTTAAGGAAAATTATGTCTAATTTAATTACTTTTGCGGGTGCAAACTATAACCCACCGCTTATCCCTGCCGCCTGCGAAGCAGCTTTTTGTACAGCCTCTACATCGTCAAATATATTTATCTGGAACCATAGCAAACAACTTATGGGTAGGGTTTCTGCAGCAAGCGGGGAAATGGCATCCTCAGGAGTATGGAATAGCAGTTGGGCTAGTACACCCTCTTCAAGCAGTGGTTGGCAATATGCAGGTACTTCTCAAGCAGGCCCACATGGCCACCATTATCTAAACATGAGTGTTTCTGCTGATACGGCATTTAAAGCTACCTCATACTATACTCAAAACTACCAATATTCCACAAACTATTTAATGGGTGCAATTAATAGCCGCGCCACTGGAATCTGGGTTAATAAAACTAAACGAGATAATCTATGCTTACAGCGTGTTAATAACCAAAACACTTATCTGTACCGTACTCAAATTTCTTCTTTAGGGTCGGGAGCTTTATTAGCCCCTTTTACGTCTACGGGGGATATGACTGGTGACACCACTGCAGGAACTGCAAATGGGTACAACACATTACAGACTCAAGGTCTAGTAGGGTACAACGAAACTACAAAAATGTGGGTGGTAGGTCAACAAGTATCTGGTGCTTCGGTACAGGTATTTGTATATAAAAATATTTCTGCGCCATCTCTTACATCCGATTCAACATACTGGAGCCAGTTTAACCACAGTGCAAAAATAACAGTTAACTTTAGTCTGCAATCCCCTAGTGACTCTTATGACTATTCTTCGTGGAAAATTATTCCGTTAGACAACGGTAATATTGTTATCATTTCAAAATCTGCAGGTAGTTTTATAAACTATACACTTTTAACTGGTAACGATGGGGTTAATTCGACATCATGGACTGCATCTTCCGTTCAAAATCTTGGTATTACAACTTCATACAACAACACGGCTTGGCAAGATAACTTACCAGCTTTCGTAACGTATGACGGGAAATATGTAGTCGTTTATACTCAATATTACTATTATTTCTCCGGCTGGGTGGGCTATATTATTAGAGTGTCAGATGGGAAACGTTTAACCATTGCACATAATGATACGACATACTCCTATAACTCGGTTATGATAGGAGATAATAAGATGATGATAAGTTACGGAACAAACTCTGATGGTGGATCAGGTCAATCTATTTTTGAGTACGATATTGGCTATTTAATGGACAGATACGCTACTGGAACATCTGTTGTATCTTTCTATACCCAGACACAAATTGATAACCCATCTTCAAGTACTTGTTACCCCATGATCTGGACTATGCCGTCACCCGTACCAACATATAATAGAGGAGTATTTTAATGGCTACAAAACTTAACTTTACATTTAACGGTTTAGCAGAAATTGTTGAAGACGGTGAATACAGCGTAAAAATTACGTCTAAAATTCCACATAGATTTTCTTTAGTGGATGGAAAAGTTGTTGACAAATATGATGGAATTTCAGACGCAGATGTAGTTAAAGCGGATTACGCTGCTGCAGTTGCTTTGGCTACAGAACAAAACGTAGAACCTCCACCACAGCCTTTCTAATGGCACTAAGAGACTTAATTAAAGCAAACCACGACAAAGCGGAATCCCACCGCTTTGTTCGTATTCTATTGTCTGGCGACATAACAAAAGAAGTTTATGTTGAGTTGCTGTTCAATCAATTGCTTTGCTACTCAAAATTAGAGTCATTAGCTAAGCACTTTGGATTGCTAGAAGGCTTTGAGGAAATTTGTCGTGCTGAACATATCGAAACGGATCTCATAGAACTAGGTGGTACCTCAAAAGTTTACCCATCGACTATGGCTTATTTAGAGTATTTAAACTCAGTAGGCCCTAAGATATTGCTAGCACACATATACATTCGTCACTTCGGTGACTTATACGGCGGTCAAATAATTAAGAAAGCTGTGCCAGGTAGTGGTAAAATGTACGAGTTTGAAGACCGCAATGGATTGATTGCTAAAGTACGTGAACGTCTATCAGATGAATTAGGCGAAGAAGCTAATAGAGCTATCGAATTTAACTTGCAACTTTTTGAAGAGATTGCAAATGAGCACAATATTCCAACAACTTGATGGCCTTGCAGATAAACTAAAAGCAGTCCTATCACAGTATGATGCAGTAGACGAAGGCCACAACTTTGAGTGGCCTAATTACGTTTATAAGAGCGCAAAATTCCGCAGGGCACATTTAGACATCATTGATGTAAGGGAGTCTAAAAAGCTCTACATGATGCACCTATGTGTATTTCCTCACATCAACGATCCATCTCCAATATACGGCTTTGACATTGTAGCTGGCCCTAACAAGGTGACAGGTGCGTTCCACGACTTTAGCCCCGTATCAGAAGGTCATCCTATGGGTGAATGGTTCAAGAAGCGTGTAGCATTATACAAGTGGAAACGCGAACGCGAACTGCCAGAGTGGGCCAGAAAGATATTTAGTCCAAGCATTATTACAGCTACGAACATCCAAACACAAGACGAACTAGAGCGCATGTGTGATTTAGTGTTTGCCAACTTGATTTACTATTTGAATAACATTGGCGAAACAACGGCTAACGATTATACTAGTGCCCATAACTGGTACTGTTTCAATCAAAAACAAAACCCACACACTCCTCGTGTTATGGAAGCATTAGGGCTAGATGTAGAGAACGTTAAGATGTTTATTAAAGACTGCTTATTCCCTGAACTAAAAGGTGCTAAGTCCATTTGGACCGAGGTAATGGCCGCTTACGGAGCGGGTAAATAGTGTTTGGATTCGCGTCCTTTGCTCAGTTACCTTTTGCCTCATTACCGGCAACGGGTATTCCTGCCCAAGCGGCTTTAACTGGGCAACAGCTAAATGCGTTTGTTTCTTCTCTTGCTATCAGAGGCGAAGGATTCACTAATTTAACGGGTCAACAGCTAAATGCCTACACAGGCAATATGCGTGCCAAGTTTGGCTACTTCTTGACCAGTCAGGTCTTATCTGGGACCGTTTCAAATCTATCGGTTAAGGGTAAGGCCTCAACCGTCCTTTTAAATCAAGTCCTACAGAGCTATTTAGAAGACCTTGACACTGTGGCTGGCGCCTACGCCGTCGTACTGGCTCAAGTTCTTAATATTTCGGTAGAAGATGTTGCAACAATCGCAAAAGCAACTACTACGGTCTCTGGACAAGAATTAAATTCATTTATAAATGATGTTGCTGCTTCTGCTCAGGCTACTGGAACTATTTCAGGTATTGCGGCTGAGTTTACGCAGGAAGATTTAAAAATTGTCATCGGTTATTTATTGACTGGCATTACAATGTCGTCTGCGGTACAATCTCTAAACGTCTCTGGTAAAGCCACTACACAAGTTACAGGCTCTGTACTTACCAGCACGCTCAATAGTGTATTTGGTAAGGCCAATGCAAGAGGCTTCACCACATCTCAACTATTAAATATTTACGAAGGTAATATTAGTGCGTCAGGTAAAGCATCTGTTCGCTTAGACAGCCTAGAAGCTGTTATTATCATCGATAACGTATTAGTATGGGGCGTAGTGCCCGATGACCAAAACCCAGATTGGGAAGTGGTCGATGACAGTCAAACCGAGGTTTGGGCTTCTGTAAATTCTGAGCAAACGACTACATGGATTGTTCCTGTAGTAGATCCTACTGATTGGGTTATAGTAGACGATTCAGAGGATGAGGACTGGACAGAAGTAATACATTAAGTTTTTAAGGGAGTAAGGCATGCCTTCAAATTATAGTCAGTTGAAGATTCAGTTAATGGCCACAGGGGAAAACTCTGGTACGTGGGGTGATGTCACCAACACGAACCTGGGTACCGCCATTGAGGACGCCATTGCAGGCTATGGCACCGCTGAATTTGCGGCAAATGCTGAGTTAGAACTCCCTTGGTTAGATACCAACGGCTATCAAGTAGCCCGTAATCTGGTGCTAAACGTAACGTCTTCTGTTACTCTAGTAGGTACTCAAAACCTTGTTGTGCCTACGTTTGAGAAGCAATATCTTATCTACAATAACACTACTGGCGGACAAAGCATAACGGTTAAAACCGCTGCTGGCACAGGTGTTGTAGTACCAAATGGCAGTAAAGTGTCTTTGTATGTGGATGGCACTGACGTCATCCCTGCAATAAATTCACTGCCTTTATCTGCTACTACCACGGTAAAACTACCTACTACAGACGGTAGTAACGGGTCCTTATTGTCTACAAACGGAACGGGTGTGCTGAGCTGGGTCCAAGTTGCCCCAGGCGTTAACAACATTGGCTACCAATCAATTCCACAGAACATCAGAAATGACAACTACACGTTGCAGCTTTCTGACTCTGGCAAACACATATTCCACCCTGCTGCGGATACAACAGCTAGAACCTGGACAATCCCCGCCAATTCAAGCGTAGCCTTTCCAATAGGCACCGCCATTGGCTTTATAACGGATGCAGGTGCAGGCGCTATTACTATTGCTATTAACTCCGATACGTTAATTGCGGCAGGCACAGGCTTGACAGGTAGCCGGACTTTAGCTACAAATAGCATTGCAACAGCAATCAAGATTACCAGCACTAGCTGGATTATCAGTGGGGTTCTATTAACATGAGTGGCATTCTGCAAATGGTTTTTGCAGCTACATCGGGTTCTGGCCCGATTAATACCGTTGCGCCTGTTGTAACAGGCACGGCACAGGTACGTCAGACTCTTTCATGTACTCAAGGCACATGGGTAAGTCCTACTCCTATTTCAGGTTATGCCTATCAATGGCAACACGGAACTACTAATATTCCAGGGGCCACGTCCAGTACATATACGATTAGCTATCTGTATTCAGGTGAAACCATACGTTGTATTGTTACGGCAACCAGTTCAAGTGGCTCTACAGGCTTTCCAAGTAATGCCTCTGCTGCTGTTGCGGCAACTACACCATTGGCTCCTACTATCGGTACCGCAACTTCTCCGACCAATACGTCGGGCTTAGTTCAGTTTGTACCTAATTCGGACAACGGCGGTTCAGTGGTCACGTCCTACACGGCTACATCTTCTCCAGGCGGTATAACTGGAACAGCGGCGGGCACGCCTATTACCGTTAATGGTTTGACTACTGGAACCTACTATAACTTCACTGTATACGCTACCAACTCTGCAGGTAACAGCCCCTCAAGTGGCGTAAGTAATGATATCTTACCGGGCGCAAGTGCACCTGCTAATACCGTTGCACCAAGCATATCAGGTACGGCTCAGGCTCACCAGTATCTGTCTTCTTCCACAGGTAGCTGGACAGGTATTCCTACTCCTACGTATTCTTACCAATGGCAGGAAGCTGGAGGCACTAACATTCCGGGAGAAACAGGAAGCAGCATATACCTTATGGGATATAACGTAGGCACTGTCGTTAGATGCAGAGTAACCGCAACTAACGTAGGAGGGTCTGCCATAGCCTATACTGCGTATAGCTCTACTATTACCGCAAATACTCCATTAGCACCCTATGGAGTATCCGCATCTTATACCGAGACACCTACCCCAAGAGTTGGGGTAACTTTTTACCCAAGTGACAATGGCGGCTCCGCGGTAACGCAATATACGATAAAAGGACGTGACGCAGGTGGATTCGTATTTACTACGCAAACAACTACTTCAACTAATGACGTGAGCGTTCCATTTCAATATGGTGCCGATATATATTACACCGTAACTGCTACTAATAGTATTGGAACCAGTACCGACAGCTCCCCAAGCAATACCTTATATATAACTCGCCCAGTGGTATACAACTTATTATTTATGGTGGCGGGTGGCGGCGCTGGCGGGTCCAATAGGGCCGGTGGTGGTGGAGGCGGTCGAGTATGGGACTATGATTCCTCTATGTACGTAGGTCAAGTATATACGGTTAGTGTAGGTGCAGGAGGAACTTCCGTTGCAAATGCTAATGGAGGTAATGGTGGATCCACCACCTTTACAGGCATGGGAGTAAGTATAAGCATAGCAGGCGGTGGCGGTGGCGGTAAGATAGCTGTAGGAGGTAACTCTGGAGGGTCAGGAGGCGGAGCAGGATTCCCTAGCACCGTAGGACTATCAGGAGGCGCTGCTAGTGGCAGTTATGGCGCTGGGTTTGCTGGAGCAGATGCCTATGTCACTACCGGAGGCGGAGGCGGGGCATCTGAGACACCTTACTCCCCTACAGGAAGTGGTGCAAGCGGTACGGGGGGAAGCGGAGGCCAAGGAATAACCTTTGATAATGTCATAATTAGTATGCCTGTATGTGGATCAGGGGGTGGAGGCGGAGGCGGCACTACTGCAGGAGGCCCAGGTGGATCCAATGCCGGAGCAGGGGGTAAAAGTGGTGTTGCAGGGGGTAGCGCTGGTCCATACTATGGTGGCGGTGGTGGGGGCGGCGGTGCCAGCACCTCTATTAAAGGGGGGAATGGAGGAAGCGGTGTATTCATTTTAATGGTACCTACTGCAGATTATACGGGCGTCGTTACAGGAGCAGTTGTCTCTACTAATGCGGGCTACACCATTATGGAATTCTATACTTCAGGGACCTATACAGCATGAGTCACTTCGCACAAGTAGAAAATGGTATTGTTATTAATGTCCTTGTAATTGAGCAAGAAGTCATAGACACGGGTCTTTTTGGCGATCCGTCGTCCTGGGTCCAAACATCTTATAACACGTCTGGTAATGTGCATTACGGTCAAGATGGCTTGCCTGATGGGGGCGTTGCACTTCGAGCTAATTATGCTGGCGTGGGCTTTACCTACGATGCAGATAACGATGTGTTTTATCCACCCAAGCCGGAATACGCTTCATGGACCTTGAACCACGAAACATGGACCTGGGAAGCCCCTGTACCAATGCCTGTAGACGAAACAGGGGAAAAGGTATATTACTGGGATGAAGAGTCATTATCTTGGAGGGAGTATGTATGAACTGGCTTAAGCGATTAGCAGTTATAATTTTATTCATACCTCTGTTTTCACAGGCAGATCAGACAACCATTAACTACAAAGGCCAGCCAGTAGGTTCGGCCATGGCACCCAGCATGTCTGCGTTTAGTCAGGATGTCTGTGGTATTGGCGTCAGTGGTGCTGTCAATGGCGGTGTAATTTCTATTGCTGGCGGCACGATGATTACTGACAACAATTGCGTACGATTACGCTGGGCTAAGTTCTTAAGTGACAGTGGCCTAAAGGTTGCGGCAGTTTCATTAGCTTGTGCAGCTACCCATGAAAACTGGGTGGCAATGGAAATGTCGGGTTCGCCTTGTCCTATAGGCGGTGCTATTGGTGATGCAGCTAGAAAGGCTTGGTATGATTTACATCCACAATGGTTTGAGGAAATATACGGTAAAGATTTCGTTCTTATCACTCCTCTGCCTGATTCTTCTAAGGAGTAGTTATGTTTATGCGTATTGTGCAGCAAGTCAATGGTCTAATTACGGGCCTGTTTACAACAGTTTATTCGTCGGTGAAGGCACAACTCTTGCTGCTTGTCAGCAAATTGCGTGTCAGTATTACCCAGGCATACCTGAATGTGGTCAACCAGTTACGCCGACTCCTCCAGCTTGTTCTGACAGCGTTGAGTTCCAATCCCTTAGCTGTGGCCCTAATCAAAGCGGTTCAGTCAATCAAAGCCGCACTTATCTCTGTCAAAGCCAGTCTTACACAGGTTGGGTCACTACTTCAAACAATTGTACGGACAACCCCCCAACCTGCACCTACAGCGCCGTCACCGAAGAAAGGCAAGCCTGTGGGAATAACCAAGTCGGCTCGGTCACGTACAAAAGGGAGCAAAACTGCCCCGACCCCTACGGCTCCCCAGTCGACTCCGGCTGGTTTGAAATTGCAAGATCGTGTGAACCAGCTCCTGCAACGTGCCAAAGCTCTGCTGAAAATAGGGGCGTAAGTTGTCCCGTAAACTTTTCTGGCTCAATTACAGAGACCAATACCTACACTTGTCCAGATCCCTACGGGAATCCTGTGGCAAGTGGCTGGGTTACGTCAAGCAATTCCTGTACGCCAGATCCAGCAACCTGCATAACTTCAACGCAAGTGCAGACACTAGCTTGTCAAGAGGGATTCGTAGGGTCAATAACACAAAACAGAACGTCATCTTGTGCGACACCGTACAGCGAGCCTATGTGGTCGGACTGGGCAACAACACAAGATACTTGCGTAATGAGCGCGACCAATCCAACAAATATGAGCAGTCCGGTCAATCCAGCGAGCCCATTAAGTTTGCCACCACCGCCCCCACCGGAACCACCGCCACCGCCCCCAGAACCACCTCCGGCAGAGGCAGCTCCTCCTCCAGAGGCACCGCCAGCAGAAGCAGCACCGCCTCCGGCAGCGGCTCCAGCATCATCTTCAACGTCAGTGCCAACGTCACAGCCCACCGTGAATACGACTCCGTTGCCGACCACCTCTGGTGGCAGTACGCAGAGTACACCGCAGCAAATACCGAAAGGCAAGGAACTAGTCCCAGGGTTTGGACTAGTAATGAGCCTAGATATTTTAAACAAGCCGATGCAGAATCAAGAGATGCAGTTGAACGACGCACTGGCATACCAGCAGGAGTTACCATATGAGCTTAGAGGAAATCAAGGAGCCCTTCTCCAACTTATCACCGAAAGCAATATTTCTGACGCTTTCAATAATCTTGCCAATGATAGGTGGGACAGCCTACGTAGGAATAACGACTTACAACCGAGTTATAGCGGCGACTGAAGCTATTGAGGCTGCCAAGCCTTATGATGATGCTGAATTACGTGCAGAAGTAAACGCGTTAAAAGTGCAGCTTGCCGCACAACAACAGTCTGTAAACACTGTTAAAGATGGCATGGTTACAACGTCTAACCAACTTGTGTCTATGCAAGAAAAAGTGTCTAACGCTTTAGGTACTGCTAACGAAGCCAAGGCCATTACAAACGGCAATGTTCGTGAGACTGCAGCGTCTTTACTCGGTGTGCGTGAGGAAATGAAAGCCACCCGTGAAGGCATTGAATCACAACTTAAAGCTCTTAAACGGGCGACCAGCAACCCACTAGGAAATTAATTATGTTATCTATTATCTCAGGTTTATTAGGTATTGGATCTTCTGCCCTACCAAGTATCTTAGGTTTCTTTCAACAGAAAGGCGACCAAAAACATGAAATGGCTATGGCTCGTTTGCAGACAGAACGTGAAGCTGCTATGGCTGCCGCTGGCTATGCCTCACAAGAAAAGATTGAGGCCATCAAGTTAGATGAGATTGAGGTTCAAACTTACGCGCAAGAACGCGAGGCTTTGTATACCCACGACATGAAAATGATGGACAAGGCTTCTCAAGGTGTTGTAGACTTGAACGCTAAAGTTCGCCCATACATTGCATTCACCTTTGTTGGTTTGCTAGTACTAGTTGATTTGGTAGGCCTTGGCTGGGCTATCTATACTGGTGTAGAATTTACTACTGCAATGGGCTTAGTGTTTTCCGATGACGAAATGGCGATTGTAAGCTCAATTATTGGCTTCTACTTTGGTTCACGTCAATGGGAAAAGCATCGTGAAGGCAAGTAAAGAACTACTTAAAATGCTGAAGCACCATGAGGGCGTTAGGTATAAACCATACCAATGTCCGGCTAAACTCTGGACTATAGGCGTCGGGAGTGTAATGTATCCTGAGCAAGCAAAGATACCGTCAAGTGTAGAGGGCATGGCCAGACGTAAAGCATGGCCATTAAAGCCTGAAGACAATCGCAGATGGAGTGAGGAAGAAGTTGACAAGTTACTGGCTAAGGATGTCGCCCGATTTGAACGAGGGCTTGAACGTTATTTACCTATACGACTTTCACAGAATGAATACGATGCTATTCTTAGCTTTTGCTTTAATCTTGGTCTTGGTACATTTCAGCGGTCAACCCTCCGTCAGGCGCTTTTGCGTGGGGATAAAGCAGGTGCTATTCAAAGCCTTCTCAAGTATAATAAAGCCGGTGGTAAAGTCCTCAAAGGGCTAGACAATCGCCGCAAAGACGAAGCAGCTTTATTTAGGAAAGAATAACATGCCATTATTACGTTTAGCTTTAAAGCCTGGTATTGACAAACAAAACACCGAATACGGTGCCGAAGGCGGCTGGACGGATTGTGACTACGTGCGTTTCCAATATGGCCTGCCAGAGAAGACTGGTGGCTGGATTCATTTTAATGATGAGGCCCAATACCTAATTGGTATGCCTAGTGAAGTATTTACATGGAACGCCTTGAACGGTGTTCCTTACTCAATTATAGGCACTGACAGGAAGCTATACGCTTTTATTAATAGTAGCTGGGTGGATGTCACCCCTATTCGTTATGTAGATACTTCTGCTTCTTTTGATACCGTAGACACAAGCAATGTAGTGACTGTAAACAGCATCGTCCATGGCGCAAGTCCCGGCGACTTTGTTACGTTTACAGGTGTTACAGGTAATCCAGGCGGTATCCCAAATGCCAGTCTTGCTCAAGAATTTGAAATACAAAACGTACTAGGCGATAACGCCTATACTATATTGTCTCCTGTTCCAGCAACTGCTACGGTATTGGACGCAGGAAATGCAACAGCCACATATCAAATCAGCGTTGGTTCTGACCTTAGCTACTTTAACTACGGCTGGGGCACAGCAACCTGGGGTCTTTCTACATGGGGCACGCCCCGCGAATCAGGGACCACTAAAGGCAAGTCTCTCCTATCTCGCGTATGGCAGTTTGACTCGTACGGTGAAAATGTTATCTGTCAATTAGTAGGTGGCGGAACATACATTTGGGAGATAGCTGGAGGAATCGTATCTAGGGCCCACCAAATTGTAGGCGCACCTACTACTAGTACTTATGCTTTGATTTCTACTCCTGATCGCCACTTAGTCTGCTTTGGTACAGAGACCGTAATTGGTGACGATACAACACAAGACCCTATGTATGTAAGGTTTTCTAACCAGGAAGACATCGGCTCTTTTGAGGCTTCTGCCACTAACACGGCAGGGGGTCAACGTCTTAACGATGGTAGTCGGATTATTTCCTCTATTCGTTCACGTGGTCAAATGCTCATATTCACAGATACTGCCTTACACGGGATGCAGTACATTGGCCCTCCATACACGTTTGGTTTCTCTCAATTAGGTTCTAATTGTGGTTGTATCGGACCTCATGCAGCGGTGGACGTAAACGGCGTAGCCATGTGGATGGGCGTTGAGGCATTCTATGTGTTTGATGGTACGGTTAAAAAAATCGCATGTACTGTTCAAGACTACATATTTAATGACATTAATCTAATTCAGGCTCAAAAAGTAACGGCAGGCGTAAACTCCCAGTTTAATGAGGTTACATGGTGGTATTGCTCATTTACTTCTGATTACATTGACAGATACGTATCCTTTAACTATCTTGAAAATACATGGGCTATTGGCACTATGCCTAGAACAGCTTGGGTAGACGTAGGTACTTACTCAAGGCCCGTGGCCACAGAGTACTTCTACGATAGCGATGCAACGCCTGTTGACCCTATACAAGGGCTAACGGCAGGTAGGTCACTTGTCTATACCCAAGAAACAGGTAAAAATGCCATTGAAGAACCTATCCGTTCATACCTCCGTTCAGGTTATTTTGACATTGGCGATGGCGACAACATGATATTCATGAAACGCTTTATACCTGACTACAAGAACTTTGTCGGAAATTTAACTATCCACCTATTGCTACGCGCCTTCCCATCTGCCGCAGCAAGCACAAGTTCTTTAGACCCTTACATTATTACGCCAACCACACAAAAAGTAGATACCCGTGCGCGCGGCAGACAAATAGCCGTCAGTATGGAAAATGAGACTCACGACGGGAACTGGCGCTTTGGTACGTTGCGCGTGGATATCCAACCGGATGGCCTACGATGAGTAAAATCAATAACGTACGTTTGCCCAACGCGGTGGCTACTTCCTACAGCCCAGAGCAGTTCAACCAGCTTGTTCGGTCCTTGGAGCAAGTCGTATTGCAACTTAACAGTAATTACACCCCTAACGTATCGGAGAATAAGAACGAGGCTTTAACCTGGTTCTTTAGCAGCTAATGGCAAACCTATATAAACGGTATTATAAAGATTTTAGTGGAGCAACTACAGAAAACATATTGACTGTACCGGACGCCACTACGGCTATTGTCAAGTCCATTATTGTGGCAAATCCAACTGCTGCGGCTATCAGCGTGACGGCTGTTTATGCTCCTTTAGGAGCAGGTACATTAACTGTTGCGCCTACTCTGGCTGTTGCCGCTAACTCATATTTGGACCTACTGTCGGGGAAAGTCGCAGGACCTTTGATATTAGAATCAACGGACATATTAAAAATTACATCTACCGCAGCTGATTTAAACGTAACTGTTTCTGCATTACTTGTAGACAGAAACTAGTAAAATAGCTCATAATTACAACATCTTCGCCTCCCTTACCGAGGTGCGGCCCTGTGAGGCCATTTATGTATTTGGGAAAGGTTAAACATGGCAGAAGAAATGCAAGGAATCATGGCATTGCCCGAAGGGCAACCTCAAGAACCGCAAGGTCAAATTGATCCGACTAAGTTTAGTCCGGTCATTGAAAGCTATGCTAAAAATAGCCCTCGTGAGTTTAATAAAGACATCTTAGGTGGCATTGCAGAAGTAGACCCTGCACTAGCTGACCAATTCATCCGTGAACTAGCTTCAATGGATTTACCGCCTGACGCAATTGATGCGTTACAGGAAATGGTGGACGGTATCCTTGCTGCTCCTCAAGACTATGCAGAAGACCGTATGGGTCTTTTAGCTGAAGGCGTGCCAGAGGATTTGCTTCCAGAACAATTTGACCCTGCATTCTTTGCAGCGCTTAACTTAGCCCTTGACCAATTAGAACTTCACAGAGCACCGGAACCGGCTGTTCCAGCATTTGCTGATGGCGGCATTATTAATGCCAAAACCATCTCACAAGAACTTTCAAAAATGGGTCGTAATGGCGATACCATGTTGGCCCATATTACTCCTGGTGAAGCAGCTCTTTTACGTAGCCGTGGGGGTAGTGGCACAATTAACCCTGTAACAGGTCTTCCAGAATACTTCCTTAAGAAAGCGTTTAAGAAGATAGGTAAAGCAGTTAAAGGCGTTGCAAAAGGTATTGGCAAGGTAGTTAAAGGTATTGCAAGTAGTACGATTGGCAAGATTGTTCTTACCATGGCCGCTGTGTACTTTATGGGTCCAGCAGGTTTTAACTTAGCCACTAACATGGGTATTACCAATGCAGCTCTTGCTACGGGTGTAAACACATTTGCCGGCAGTACCCTTGTTAACCTTGCTTCAGGTCAAAAACTAGGACAGGCTATCAAAGGTGGTATTGTTGCAGGTGCCATGGCAGGGGCTACTACAGGTATAATGAAGTCCTTTGGCCCAGCTACTCCTGCTCCTATTACAGAGGGCAGCTTTACTCCTGTTAATGCTCCTGCTGCTCCAGATTTAAGCACCTTATCCGCACCTCCTGCTGCTCCTATTCCTGACGTAACTACATATGATGTTTCTCAGGGAATACAGGGGCTTCCAGTAGAGAATGTGTACAACAATGCGGCTCCTGACTTTAATGTGGCTCCAGTGGCTCCAGCACCAATGCCCACGGCCCCAGTGACAGCGGCGCCTGCAATAAATGCGCCTACCCCTACTTCAATCACTACACCAGCTCCTATTACAGAAGGCGGCTTTACTCCAAATGCTGCTTACAAACCCCCTACTCCAGGTGTAATGGACTTAGTAAAAGATGGTAAATACGGCGATGCGGCTTCTGCAGCGTGGAAAAACATTTCTCCTTCTGGCATTCAAGCCGAAGGCACTGCCGCTGCTCAACAGGCAGGACTAGATGCAGTTAAAGCACTTCCTGCAGGTACTCCTAATGCTGTTATTAGTAGTGTGTATGAAAAAGCCTACAGTGCAGCAATGCCTGGCTTATTGTCTACTTACGGTCCAGTAGCCGCTCTAGGTCTTGGCGCTGCTTATTTAGGTGGCGCATTTAAACCTATTCCAGCCGAGCCTCCTGCTAATGCAGACATGTTCAAGACTACAGGTCAAGACCTACTTGATAGATACCCTGAAAAATACGGCGCCACTTTTGGTGGAGTGCGTAGTACGTATTCCGCAAACCCTTATGAAAGCATGTATTCTGCCTATAAAACAGTACCTGCTCCAGTTGGTTTAGCCAAAGGTGGTATTGCATCACTTGAGGACTTCCCTCGTAAGACAGGTCCAATAGATGGTCCAGGTACCGGTACTTCTGATTCTGTTCCAGCGATGTTATCCGATGGTGAATTTGTGTTTACGGCTAAGGCAGTACGTGCCATGGGCCAAGGATCACGTAGAAAGGGCGCTAAACGTATGTACGCCTTAATGAAACAACTCGAAAAGAGAGGAAAATAAATGGCTGTCGATACCAGTACCCAGATAGTACGTGAATCGCCTGAAATTGAGGCACGTAAATTAGCCTTAATGGATGAGGCTAAACGCCTATACGAAACTAAACTAAATCTCCCTGCCCAAGAGGCAGCAGGCTTATCCGCTACTACTCTTCGAGCCTCTGATTTGGCTACACAAGGCGTAGGCGCATGGCAACCTTACCTAGATGCTGGTTCTCAAGGCATCACGCAAGGACAAAACCTTGTACAACAAGGTGCGGATGTGGCAACAGGTATTAACGCTGCCCCAGGCTTTGCTACAGCGCAGGGTACCATGGGCCAAGCTTCTAATTTAGCTGGAGGCATTGTAGGTGCAGGTACTCCTGGCCAAACAGCTGCAATGACTTCTTTAGGTCAAGGCATTCAAGGTTATAATGCGGCTACTGGGGGCTACGATACGGCCACTACTCAGCGCTTCATGAACCCGTACCAAGAAATGGTGACACAAAATGCATTGAAAGAGATGCGTCGTCAAGGTGACATAGCCAGCCAAGGTACTGCGGCTCAAGCAGTAAGAGCGGGTGCGTTTGGCGGTACTCGTGAAGGCGTGCAACGTGCTGAGCAAGAACGCAACTTACAAGACTTGATGTCACAACGTATTTTCCAAGACTTATCTGCTAATTATGGCCAAGCTCAAACAGCAGGCATGACCGCGTATGAACAAGAGCAGCAACGTCAATTGGCAGCAGCAAGTGGCCTTACTAATGCAGGTATTGCACAAAGTAACGTAGGCAGTGCTTTGGCTAACATCTACACCAATGCAGCAGGTCAAACAGCTAACATTGGCCAAGGCATTGGCTCCTTAACTTCTCAAGAAGCTAACATTGACTTGAATAAAGCCAATACTTTAGGTACTCTTGGTTCTAACATAGGTGCGTTAGGCACGCAACAAGCAGCTATCGGAGAGGCCACTCAACGTGCAGGTATGAATGACGTTAATTTATTATCAGGCATAGGTTCTATTGAGCAACAAAATGCTCAGAATCAACTGGATGCAATTCGTAATACGAAGTTACAAGAAGCAATGGCGCCGTATCAACAACTAGGTTATATGTCCGACATCTATAAAGGTGCTCCTACTTCTCAGATGTCTATGACCTCTACTAGTGCGCCAAGCCCTTCTACCTTTCAAACAGTAGCAGGTACGGTGATAGGTGGCGTTACAACAGCAGCTGCAGCAAATAAAGCCGGTTTATTCTAAGGAAATACCATGAAATCTAAGATATCAGATCGACCCATGTTTAAAAAACCAACCGATGAAACTGACGTAGAAAATGTCGGTATCATGCAAGGCTTCATGGATGCCATGGAAGAGGATGACAGCGAAGACGAATACGAGATGGACGATAACGAGGCAGCGAAAGTAGCTGACCGTCGTCCTAACTCTCCTGAAATCTTAATGAATAACCTTCGTGGTGACATGCGCTCTATCGATGCGCGGGTCGAGGAACTTGCTGACTTAGTCGGTTACAACGCTGCAGCAGACACCCCAGAAGACGTTCTTGCCTTATTACAACCTGTGTTGGCTCAACAACAAGCAGCGCCTATGCCTCCACAAGGCGGTATTCCTGCTGCTATGCCACAAGGTATGCCAGGCATGACACCAGAAGCCATGCCTGCTGAAGCGGGTATGGGTGGCATCGGTGCGTTGCCCACGGACCAAGGAGCAATGCCTCAAGAACCGGTGGCCATGGCTATGGGTGGCTATGTTCAAAATTTTAGAGACGGGACCGACGAGGATGGCGTAACCCCTTTTGAAGATACATCCTCATTTGCTCCAGGCATGTTTGATGCCGATACAGTTGCAAAGGCTCGCGAGAGAGTACTAGCAACTATGAGGGCACAGCCTATGGCGGAACCGGGCCTAGAGACAGGGGTTAATTCTCGTACCGCTATGTATGAACGTCTATTAGGTTCAGATAAAAACCTGACTCAAGCACAGATGTTAGCAGAGCTAGGTAGTCGTGCTTTTAATTATGCTGCAAACGTGGATGATCAGGGTAATCAGATGAGAGGTGGCTCTGCTGCGTCTCGTTTTGCCGGTGCAATGCGTACGTTACCTACTGCAGTTGGTGGAATTCTTGCAGAAGATGCAAAACAAAAACGTGCAATTCGTGCTATGGCTATATCTTCGTCTGAGAAAAACATTGAAAACGTACGGGACTACAATGCTAAACTTGCTGCAACTCAGCAAAAATACGATGCATCCGTTCTTAAGGCCGGTAGTAGCTCTGCTTTACCAAAAAGCGAGTGGGCCAATTCTATAATAAGCACTCCGGGTTTATTGGAAAGATACGGACAGGGTAATACTTCAGTCGATGAAAATAGAGCGGTTATGATGGCTGCATTGGAGTTGTTTAAACCTACTATCAGTAGATATACGGATGACAAAGGTCGAGTTGTTGAAACAGTTGTTCCTGGAACAGAACACCCTGAGGTGGTTGATGCCTTTATGACTAGGGGTACTATGGATCAATTGCGCCAATCACTCGCTGGAAAATATAGTGGCACAGGCAAAGCACCTGCTCCAAGCGGTACTCCAGGGGAGGCTCCTGCTGAGCCTACTGGCACAGTAGAATGGACAGGTGGTATAATACCTGAGGAGAAATTAAAAGGTCTTAGATTAAAAGCACAAAATGGTGATGAAATCGCTTCACGTGCGCTACTTCAGTATGAAAGGTTTTTGAAAAAAAATACACCTAAAATAGCGTATGAACCATATGAGGGCCCTACCTATTATGGCGCTATCGAAGGTGCGTTTGGTTTAGGTAGTTATTTAGGCGATGCGATTGCTCAAAATATTCCATTTGATAAGGCCGGTGAGGTTGCAGTTAGAGCGCAACAAGACACGGCCATTGTAGAAAATTTAGCTCCTAGAATTAAAAATGCATTGCGTGAGACATCAAAACTGACTCAAACCGAACTAAATGCAATTGATAAGTACACCGATCTAGATATTTCAATTCTTAGAAATAAAAATGCAGCTAAAAATAACGTTATTGGACTTGCCCGTACGTTATATAATATCCGTAAAGATGCAGAAAAAACCGCGCTAGATAAAAACCTAGATGTTACTGTGGCTAATGAAGCGGCTGCAAAAGCAGCAGAAGTAGACAAGGTCATTAAAATGCTTGGAGCACCTCCTCCTGTCTCTACCCAACAAGAGTATGCGGACCTTCCTATGGGTGCGGAGTATTTAATATATAGTGCTAAAGACGGTACGTGGACTCCAAAGGTTAAAACGATTAAGTGGTCTCCTCAAAAACGATAAGGAAGTAACATGGCAGAAAAAGACCCTTCATGGACCCCTGGTCAGGTAGTAAGTGTAGAGTTTGGATCATCTGAGGATGCGCCAGAGGATGCAGTGCCGGCGGCCCCCAGTGATGCCCCTTTTACCCTAGAAAACCTTAACGCACTTGAGAAAGATGCTCCTCCAGGCCTTTCTACAAGTGCCCTTCCTATTCCAGAATGGTCAGGCGATCCTGCTAAAAAACCCTTTACTCTAGAAAACCTAAGAGCTTTAGGTTTAGAGTCTGATCCTAATCCTTCTGGTACTGACTATGCTATTGCAACTGGAACAGGTACTGCCAAAGGAGCAGTAGAAGGTGCTGGTGCTTACGCGGGCATGAAAGCAGGGCTTATGGTTGGAGAGGCATTAGCTCCTACGCTAAGTAAACTTCCTCCTAGAGTAGCGCCTTATGCTGTAGGTGCTGGATACGTAGGTGGAATTGGAGCTGGATTAGCGGGCGGTTCTGCTTTTGCCGATGCTTTGATGCAGTACATTCCAGAACCTCCTAAAGGGACCAAGGCCCACGAAGCATGGTTTGAGACTTTTGTCTCAGGCATGGTAGCTGCACCTTCTGCTCGTTTGTTCCCAGAAGCAGGGGAAAATGCGGGATGGTTAAAACGTTCTATATCATCTATTGGCATGTTTGCCAGAGCCAATCCAAAACCATTTTTTAAAAAAGAAGCCTTGGCAAATGCATATGCCGCTTCAGCTGGGGCACTTGCTGTAGATGCTGATCCAGATAGCCCTTGGCTACGTACTGGGGCAGAAGTAATAGCTGGAACGTTAGGTCCTGGCAAATTTGCCTTTGACGCTAAAGATTTGGTAAATGATTTAAAAGGCATGGGTGTAAAGGCGTCTGCCGAATCAGATCGACGTGTGGCAAATTATTACGCTAATTTGATGGAGATATCAGGCCTTGATTCAGCAACCATTATTAAAAGATTAAATGCCCCTGATGCTTTAGACATAAACGGAAAACCGATTAAGGTTACGGCTGCCCAAAAGTTAGGCATTTCTCCTTTTACCAAGTTAGAGCGCTCTTTAATTAGTAATAGTGTTGATTTTGCTGATGTATCAAGTAAAAAAGCAACTGAGGCAATGGAAGCCTATAAAACGCTTATTTCAAGACTACAAGCCGAAGGTACTCCCTCGGCCATGACCGCAGCGGCTAATCTTAGAGATAAATACTATGATGACCTACTCACTTCCGCCATTACGGGCGCTGAAGTTCGTGCGGCAAATGCAGCGGCAACTCTAGGTAAATCTGGTTCAGCCTCAAGAGAAGAGATTGGTTCTATTCTTCGTAAGTCAGTGGATAGTGCTTTATCTAACAGCCGTGAAATGGAAGGTTCCTTATGGGGCGCTGGAGTGCGTGCAGAAGGATTTACAAAGAATGCTAAAGGGGTTATTGTTCCCGTTAAATTGGCACCTCAAAATACCAAAGAAGCCTTTTTAGAAATTGCGCATGACCTTACCCCTGAAGACTTAAGTGGAAACTTTAGTGCCGTAAATTCCGCATTAAAACGGTTTGGGGTTAGTGCAGATTCGTTGAAAATATACAGACAAGGCATGCAAACGCAGGAGTTTATAGACACTGGTCGTATCCCTGCTGAATACCTTGCTAAGATAAAAATAAAACAAGTTCCTGCCTATGACCTAATTGCGTTCCGAAGCTCGCTACTAGATGCCGCCCGTAAAGCAGATGCGGCAGGAGAAGCCGGTGCTGCGCAAAAATACAGCCACTTAGCGTCGAGTGTATTAGATGATTTAAATACACTTCCTGGAACAGCATACGCTAACGCCCGTGCGTTCTCTAAAAAACTAAATGACGCGTTTACCCGTACTTTTGGTGGCGAACTCAATGCCTCTAATAAGAGAGGCGGAGCTAGATATCAACCTGAAATCCTTGTAAGCAAAGCATTTGCACGGGCAGGCGATGTCACAGCCCTACGGATGAGAGAAATAGAAGATGCGGTGAGTTTCATGGGCACTCAGTATGATGATGCTGTGGCTAGGTTTGGGATAGATAGTCCTCAAGCTAATACTCTTCGCCCATATAAAGAGATTTCTACTGAGCAATTTAAATCTGTTCGAGATGCGCAGTCTCGTGTTATAAAACTAGCCGTTGCGGAAATGGCAGACCCTAATACAGGCATAATTGATCCTAATAGGTTTGCTAGATACGTTGCTAAAAATGCGGACTTAATTGAAAGATTAGGCCTAAAAGATGAACTTTCTAGCGTAGCGGCCGCACAACATGCATATTTTTCCGTAAAAGATACTCAAAGTGCTTTAAATGAATCCTTAAGAAAAGAAGAATCTTTCGCTAATCTTTTAAAATACACGGATGACCCAACTCGTGCATTAACAGACGCGCTTAACAGTGACAACCCTGTTAGTGCTATGCGCAGCATGGTTAAGATTGCTAAAGAAGCAGACCCTACGGTTCGCGCAGATGCAGAAAAAGGCTTGGTTTCAATGGTATTCCAGCATGCATATGAAAAAGCAGTGGATGCAACTGGGAAATTTGACGTTCAAGTATACGAAGATGCGTTGTTTAAGCCTATTAGAAGTGGCCAGCCTTCCGTAGTAAATATAATGCGTGCAAATGGCCTTATGTCTCTTACTCAACTTAAGAACATGAAACGCCTATTAGAACCAATGCGCAGAATAAGTAATGCGATTAATGAAAAGGGCAAAATAGAAGACATTGTTCCTGGTGGAAATGCCAGTGCAGTAGAGGCTCTTGCTATTTCTCAAGCAGGTTTAAGGGTAGCTTCTTTGACTAGACCGGGAGGGCCGGGCAGCATGCAGTGGGCCTCCAAGATATCCGCAGCTACTACTAACTTCTTTAGTAAGACTCCAAGCCATCAGGCCATGAAGCTACTTGAACAGGCTGCTTTAGATGACCAAACTACAGCTGCCTTTTTAAAAGCAGGAAAGACCGATGCGGAAAGAAAAGCTATCAACCTTTCCTTACTTCGCCGCATGTATTCTCCAGGTGTAACTACTTCAGCTACTTTTAGGCAATTAATGGCGGATGATGACAAGGCCCTAGAAGAAATTAAGGCTCAAGAGCCTGCTCAGGTAAGAGCTACCGAATTACCTGCTCAACAGCAGCTACGTAGAATGCCTCCTGCTCCTAATACACGTGGCACAAACAAACCTGCAGCGCCTGCCCAGGCAGCACCGGGTCCTGTATCAATGGCCACGCCTCAAGGACCAGAAGGTGAGCAGTCTGCTAGTCGTAGAATGCTTCAGTCGCTTTTCCCAATGGACACAATCTCGTCTATAGCGTAATACTTCTCGACGCGTCTTAACCAATCTTCTTTATAACGTACAAACTCCTGGCCGGCCGTGGAATATTCCATGGTCGTGCCGTCTTGTACTGCCATCAACACCACACCGTATTCAATGTTAGTGCCGTGAACAATGTCATGTGCTAAGGCATACGCTGCCAATTGATGAAAGTAATCGTCAATCCATTCGCGCTTCTTAGGCTTAACGCTTTGCTTAAAGTCCACAATGGCAGGCTTTCCGCGATACACGCCCACTAAATCCGTGGTCCCTGCATATTTCTCCGGGTAATACAATGCAACCTCAGAGCCCCATATCTCGTCTATGTTCTTGAAGTAAGTATTGATTAATTTATATCCCATCTCGTAGCCCTTGCACATCAGCCAGTTCGTTGGCCTAGGCAAGCTGCGATACGCTATCATGCGCTCCATCACGTTGTGCATGTGCGTGCCTACTGTAGCGGCCTCGTTCTTTATACGCTCCGCTTCTGACGCACCAACCCTCGCGGCCCACGCGTCAAGATGAGACTGGTCTTTAGTCTTGGACAGGACAGTCGTTACGCTTGGCAGCTTGTGTTCTCCGTATACGTAGCGTCGCCCTTCCGGTGCGTCGACACGCTGCAAGGATTCATACTTATATATCTTCTTGATAGGAATTAAATCAACCATTCTTTTAGCTCCTCGCCCATTACTTGGTTTGCGATGTCAATCTTAGCGCGTAGGGCCTGCACAATCTTCTCGTCCACTGTCTTAGGTGATATCAGGTCAATGTATGTCACGTTCTTTGTCTGGCCAATACGGTGCGCACGGTCTTCTGACTGCAGGCGTACCTCTAAGTCAAAGCTATTGCTAAAGTACACGACCACGCTGGCAGCCGTCAGGGTCAAGCCATAGCCGCCTGTCCTAGGGTTGCCAACAAAGAAGCGAAGCTCCGATTCAGGGTCTTGGAAGTCAATGACAATCTTCTGCCTGTCTTCGGACACCGTGTCACCGTAGTACGTGGCGACGGAGTTCATGCCGTATTCCTTCTGTAGCGCAATCTTAATTGCCTCGATGTCATGGCGGTAGTTCGCCCAGATGATAATCTTGCCGCTGGTCTCTTCGACAATGCTAAGTAGTTCTTTCACCCTGTTGTTAGGCAATTCCTTTACCGTGCCGTCGTCAAGCTTTAAGTGACCGCACACTATCTGATGCAAGCGCATAATCTGCGTCAGCGCATTGACCGTAGACGCCATGCCCTCTTTGAACATAGCCAGTGCCATGGTCTTCATTTCGTTGTACGCTTTAATCTGCTCGTCGGTTAAGTCCACTTCACGCTTTGTGTACATCTTGTCTGGCAAGTCCAGGCATTCCTCTTTAGTAACGCGGAAAGCAAAGCGATTGATTTTATCCTGCAGCTCGTCCAGGTGACGGTATCCAACGACCTGTTTAAACGAATGAGTAGCAAGGCTTCGTTCTACAGTGACCGCGTACCGCGCTTGGAAAGCATAGAAGCTACGAGCGTCTAGACAATCCTCAGACAAGAAGGCGCACTGCTGGTATAAGTCCATGGGACTCTTTGTAACAGGCGAGCCAGTCATAATGCGGCGATACTTAGCAAGCTTGCCTACCTTCACAGCGTTCTTGGCCCGCGCAGCAGTAGGCGTCTTGATTGTAGTGCTCTCGTCGATGGCCATATAGGCTTCATGCGACATGAGGAAACGGCTCGCGAACTTAACACCTTTTTCCGTGGACAACGCCTCAATGTTCATGATTAAGACCTTTAAGTCTTCGGTCACATCAAACAGTCTATCCATCGCATCTTTCTCTGCCTTCTTGGGCGACGGGTTCCATATTGCCATTCTAAATATTACATGTAACGGTAAATGCTTAGGTATTTCAGTATCGAGCCAGTTGCGGTATACACCCTTGGGCGCGACAATTAATACAGCATTTATATTGCCCTGGTCGTATAGCATGGCTATATTATTGATGACCATGAAGCTCTTTCCGGTACCCATGTCAGCAAATAACGCTGCCACACGATGGTTCCAAAAGCGCTCTAGATAAGCTTGTTGATGTAAAAATGGTTTATTCTTAAACGGGTAGTTGTGTAAAAATTCAGTTGTCATAATCTTTCTTTCTAGTTAAGGGTTGCAATCCCATAAATGTGAGTGTACACTGTCTTTTCGAATTTAGAAAGGGAGAAATATAGTGCCAACAGTTTTTGTCGTCTCTGAGACGGGTTCACATAACATTACGTCTGCTTTAAACTACGGGGACATAGAAACAATTTTGCCACCTAATGCGCAAATTGCTTTTTCAGTGTATCCTACTGTTCGTAGAATACAGCGTAAGTTAGAGAAGTTTACAGATGAGGATTATCTCCTCTTTATAGGTGATCCTACTGCCATTGGAATCATCAGCGCTATTGCAGCGAGTAAAAATAATGGTAGATTTAAGTGCTTGAAGTGGGATAAACTAGAAAAACGTTACATTCCAATTCAGGTTGATTTGTTCCCCAAGAAAGGAGAAATAGATGAGTTTGACGAATATATTTGAGGAAGACGCAGGTGCGCTTCAGGTTAAAGATGACGACATTCAAGGCATCGCTAATCTAGCTAAACGTGCTAAGCATCTAGAAAAAGAAATACTAGACTTAGAGACGGTATTTAAAGAACGTAAAGAGCAGTACCGTAAATTGACTGAGGAATCTATCCCTGAGGCATTGTCCGGTATGGGCATGAAAGCGTTCCGTATGGAAGACGGGTCATCCATTGAAATTAAAGCCTTCTACAGTGCATCGATTTCAGAAGCACGTAGAGCTGAAGCCTACCAATGGCTCAGGGACCACGGCTTTGATGACATTATTAAGAACACAGTCAGTGTCCGCTTTGGACGTGGCGAAGACGAGCTTTGTGCACGTCTATTGAATCTACTTGGTGAGACAGGCTATCCAGCTGATCAAGCCGAGAAGATAGAACCTATGACCTTAAAAGCATGGGTTAAAGAGCAGGTTGAACGCGGTAACGAGTTCCCCAGCGAATTGTTCGGCGCATACATTGGCCAAAAAGCAGTTATTAAATCAGCATAACGAAAAAAGGATCAAGCATCATGGCTACTAAATCAGAACTAGCAGAAGTAACAGGTACTACCGCAGTTGCATTAGGTTCATCATTTGAAGACGACGCACTAAGCGGCTTTGACACGATGAATCAGGAAGACTTTGCGCTTCCATTCTTACGTCTATTAACAAACACTTCACCTGAAGTGGGCGATGTAGATGGCGCATTACCAGGCATGATTTACAACAGCGTTACAGGCGAGTTGTATGATGGTAAGAAAGGCATCCTCGTAATCCCTACAGCTTATGTCCGTCAGTACATAGAGTGGGCACCACGTGGCAGCGGCTCAGGCGCACCTATTAATATCTATCCAAGCACTAGCGACATCTTGTCTAAGACACATCGTGAGACAGGTGAGAACCGTGACTATTTAGATAACGGCAATTACATTGAAAACACTGCCAACCATTACGTAATGGTATTGGATGCTAACGGCGTACCAAGCCCAGCATTGATTGTGATGAAATCAACACAATTGAAGAAATCACGCAAGTGGAATTCAATGATGATGTCAGTTAAATTGAATGGTAAAAACGGTTTATACACGCCTCCTATGTATAGCCAAGTCTATCGTCTAAGCACTGTTGGTGAGTCTAACGATAAAGGTAAGTGGTTCGGTTGGGAAGTTGAACGTGTTGGTTCAGTTGAAGACACCGGCGTTTACCAAACTGCTAAATTATTTGCACAGTCCATCAGTACAGGTGATGTAAAAGTTAAACATCAAGACGAAGCAGCAAGAGAAGAAAACTTACCCTTCTAAGCGTTTGGGGGAAAGCGGATGCCATGCAGTTACGTAGACAGCCGTAATCGTGGACGCAGCGAGTACCCCATCTTTAACTGAGAAAGATAGAATGACTGACATCACAAGATTCAAGGCAATATTTACTGGATTAGATATTGCATATGGCACATACAAGATTGAAAAATCTAAAGACAACGGCAAACAGGCAGGCAAGGCTATGGTTATTCGTAAGCCGCCTACTGATAAGCTATGGACTGACCACCTTAATGGCGTAGAACCCAGCTTAGGTATCATTCCTATTCGAGCAGACAACAGTTGTATCTGGGGATGTATTGACATCGACCAATATCCACTTGACCACCTAGGCCTTGTAACGAAAGTGCGCAAACTTAATTTGCCTCTTGTCATTTGCCGTAGTAAGTCAGGGGGTGCTCACGTATTCCTATTCACAAAAGATCCTATCCCTGCAGGGGAAATGCAGCGCTACCTTAAAGCATGCGCTGGATTACTCGGAGAATCGGGTCGGGAGATATTTCCTAAGCAATCTGAGATACTTGTAGAGCGTGGAGACACAGGTAATTTCCTAAACCTGCCCTATTTCGCAGGTAATGAGGGCTTCCGCTACGCAATTAAGGACGATGGTACTGCGGCCTCACTTGAGGAGTTTTATGAGCTCTATGACCGCTTTGTGCAAGCCGATAAATTGGAATTTCCTGAAGAACCGAAGGAAGCAGAGAATCCTATCAAAGATGGCCCTCCTTGCATGCAAGCTTTATGTGCTCAAGGCTTTCCTGAAGGAACTCGCAACAATGGCCTGTTCAACATTGGCATTTACCTAAAGCGCGTCCATCCTGTTGGCTGGGAAGACAAGATAATGGAATACAACCAAAAGTATTTTGGTCCTCCACTAGGCATGAGCGAGCTGCAGATTATCGTCAAGCAATTGCAAAAGAAAGACTACAAGTATAAGTGCAAGGATGCGCCTATCAATTCATTCTGCAACTCCGGTATCTGCCGCACTCGTAAGTTCGGTATCGGTGGTGACGGACCTGATGCACCAGAAATGGGCTCGCTATCCAAGTACAACTCCGAGCCGCCATTGTGGTTCCTGGACGTGAACAGCAAACGCATTGAGCTTGAGACAGAGAGCTTGTTCAATCAAATGGCTTTCCAAAAGGCGTGTATCGACAAGATTAATCTACTGCCTCCTACCTTGCGTAAGCAAGACTGGGAAGGCGTGCTCAACGGCCTACTCAAAGAAATGGTGGAGCTAGAGCAGATTACTGAGGCGTCTGACGATACAAGCATTACTGGCCGCTTCGTGGACCTTGTAGAAGAGTTCACTACTCACTTACAACAGGCCATGGACCGCGACGAGATTCTACTGGGCCGTCCGTGGACCAGTGATGAAGAAGGCAAAGTATATTTCCGAATCAAGGATTTGGAGGCTCACTTGAAGCGTAACAACTTCACTGGACTTTCTGCTCCGAAGATGGCGCAACGTATGCGCGAACTAGGCGGAGACCCTGTAAGTCTTTCCTTGAAAGGCAGAGCCACACGCGTGTGGTGCCTACCTCGATTTGACAGACAGGACTCTCCTTTTGTAACTCCTGAAATGAAGAAAGTGAGTCCATTCTAATGAACAACGATACCTTATTGATTGATAACCATGACTTTGCCTTAATCGGCATGTGCATGACTTGGCATGGCAACATGCTTGTTGAACGTGCTATCTACGACGGCCCTATGATTGTAGAGGCCATGGTAGAGCAAGACGGCATGACTGAAGAAGAAGCGATCGAGTACATCGACGTTAATATAGTAGGCGCATTCGTAGGTGAATCAACGCCTATCATCATGTGGCCTATTCTAGAAGACCTTGACGCCTAATCATGTCAATAAGAAAGGTATTCGGGCCTCCTGGTTCCGGTAAAACAACCTTTCTGTTGAATATGGTTCAACAGGAATTAGACAGCGGCGTTCATCCTTCGCAGATGGGCTACTTTGCGTTTACTCGCAAGGCGGCTACTGAAGCAAAGGATAGGGCGGTAGAGAAGTTCCCGCAGCTAAATCCTGAGATAGATTTTCCTTGGTTCAGAACACTTCACAGTCTGGCTTACCGCTGCCTAGGTATCGGCAACAAGGACATGATGAAGCCTGAGAACTACAGGGAGTTCGCTAAAGAGGCAGGCATTGAGCTTGGCATAGAGAACGGCGAGGAAGACTTCATGGTGCGGGTAGACAATCCCATACTTAATGAAATCAACATCGCACGTATTCGAGGTGAGGACTTACGCACCCACTACAACCGTAGTGAGATGAAAATCGAGTGGTATCACTTTGAATACGTAGAGCGTGCTTACCGTCAATACAAAGAGGCCAATGCCCTGCTAGACTTTACCGACCTACTAGAACGCATAGTAGAAGAAGCACATCGCCTCCCTAGTTTAGAGGTGCTCATTGTGGACGAGGCGCAAGACTTGTCTCGGCTGCAGTGGCGTCTGGTCTCGGAGCTCGCCTCACGGGCCAAGCGTTCGTTCCTTGCTGGTGACGATGACCAAGCCGTGTATAACTGGGCCGGAGCAGACGTGAACAGCTTTCTAGGCTTTAACGGTGATATCACCGTCCTTGCTCAATCCTATCGCGTTCCAGCCAAGGTGCATGCCTTGGCTAACATCGTGGTCAATCGTATTCGTACGAGACAGCCTAAGGAATGGAACCCTCGTGAGTTTGACGGTGACGTGAAGTATTACAACGACTTTGAGCACGTAGACATATCCCAAGGCGAATGGCTCATCCTTGCGTCTACTAATTACTTATTAAATGACATGCACAATTGGATTAAGTCGCAAGGCTTATTGTTCGAGCGCCAAGGACATCGGAGCATTAATGAAGCCGTAATGACTGCGGTGATGGGGTGGGAAACACTTCGTCGGGGTAAAGAAGTCCCTTTCCCTGTTGTCAAACAGATCTATAAGCACCTCGATTCCAATTATATCAAACGCGGACACAAAATGCTAAAGGACCTTGATCCAGAAGGCATGTTTACCATGGACTACCTCATCAAGAACCACGGCCTTGATACCAATTTAATTTGGCATGAGGCATTAACAAAGATAGGCGAAGAGAAGCGCGACTACATCGTGGCGCTTTTACGACGCGGCACGAAGCTTATGGGCAAGGTCAACATCAAACTGTCCACGATCCACGGAGCAAAAGGCGGTGAGGCGGACAATGTCTTACTGCTCACGGACCTTTCCTCTAAATTTGCAAACGAGTACGAGAAAAACGCTGACGATGTAAATCGCTTACTGTACGTGGGAATCACACGTGCCCGTCAAGCCCTGCATATTGTCTTACCTAAAAACGAACGTAAAGGCTTTAGACTGTGAAACCTAGATCATTATTCCCTACTTCTTCTGAGTGGCTACCACCAAACAGCTTTCCTGACCTGTCCCAGGCGACTGAAATCGCAATCGACTTGGAGACATGCGACCCTAACATGGAGAAGTTCGGTCCAGGCTGGCCTCGTAAAGACGGCTACATCGTCGGTTACGCGTTTGCAGTGGACGGATGGAAGGGCTACTTCCCCGTGGCTCACCACGGCGGCGGCAATCTAGATAAGGGCATCGTAGAGCGCTGGGTCAAGAAGACCTTAGCACTGCCTTGCGACAAGATTATGCACAACGCGGCATACGATACTGGCTGGCTTAAAGCACAAGGCTTCGAGGTCAATGGCCGTATTATCGATACCATGCTCGCAGCTGCGCTTGTGGACGAGAACCGTTTCTCATTCTCCTTGAACAGCCTAGGCTTTGACATGCTTAAAGAGATTAAATCAGAGCAAGGTCTTAAGGATGCGGCCGCTGACTTCGGTGTGCACCCTAAGAAAGAACTATGGAAGCTTCCTGCCATGTACGTGGGCGATTACGCTGAGCAGGACGCGGCACTGACATTGAAGCTTTGGCACCATCTACAGACGCTACTACGCAAGGAAGAAGTGGAATCCATCTTTGGCCTTGAGACAGAGATGCTGCCTATCCTTATCGACCTGACATTCAAAGGCATTCGCTTTGACAGAGAGAAGGCAGAGAAGCTTATTAAGGACATGAAGCGCCAAGAACAGCAGTTCCTTATGAACATTAAGAAAGAAGTGGGCACTCACGTCGATATATGGGCAGCAGCTAGTGTTGCTACAGCCTTTGATAAGCTTAATATCAAGTACCCAAGGACCGAGGCCGGCGCACCAAGCTTCACTAAGTCCTTCCTCGACGGCAATCCACACCCTATCGCTAAGATGATTGTAGAAGCACGCGAGCTAAACAAGACCCACGGAACGTTTTTACAGCCTTACCTGGACTTCTCCGCCGCCGATGGACGCATACATCCACACGTCAATCAACTACGCTCTGACGATGGCGGCACGGTCACTGGCAGGCTTTCTATGTCTCAGCCTAACCTACAGCAGGTCCCGGCTCGACACGAGGTCATAGGCCCCTTAGTGCGCTCCCTATTCCTACCTGAAGAGGGCGAGCTGTGGGCGGCGAACGACTTCTCCTCCCAAGAGCCCCGTTTGCTAGTGCATTACGCTACTTTGATTGGTTTAGACGGCGCAGAGAAGATGGCCGAAGCCTATCGAGAGGATCCAAATACGGATTTCCATCAGATGGTAGCAGACATGGCAGGCATTGAGCGTAAACAAGCCAAGACCATCGGCTTAGGCTTGATGTATGGCATGGGTAAGAACAAATTAGCAGGGCAGTTGGACCTTCCTGTTGACGAAGCGAGTGAATTGATGGCTACTTTCCACAACAAAGTGCCTTTCCTACGTGGCACAGTCGATGCTGTCATGCGCAGAATTGAAAAACCCGCGTCCAACGGCGCTATTCGAACCTTATTAGGGCGTAAATGCCGCTTTCCTCTGTGGGAACCCATCGCGTGGGGTGTCAATAAAGCCCTTCCTTACGAACAAGCCGTCTCGGAATACGGACCACGGATCAAGCGAGCTGGTACATACAAGGGTTTGAACCGTTTAATCCAAGGTTCTGCCGCTGACCAGACCAAGGCTGCCATGATTGCGCTACATAAAGCAGGCTTCCGTCTACTTTTACAGGTGCACGATGAGGTTGCCGTGTCCGTTAAGAACCGTGACGAGGCATTACAGGCCGCAGAAATCATGCGAAACGCTGTGGAACTCGAAGTTCCCAGCAAAGTGGACGTAGAAATCGGTAATTCTTGGGGCGAAGCACGATAAAAAAGTGCTTGCACATTCTTAAAAGCTTATGATACAGTGTCTGCTCAATAGAAAGGAGAGCGTATATGGCAAAATCGCCGTCACAAAGAGACACTGCATGGGCTACTTTGATCATTCGATCAAAATCTTATGCAATGCTCAAAGAATTAGCTGATTATTACGAAGTTTCCATCGGGCAAGCCGCTATGGACCTTATTGAACGCGAGTTTAATAAGCTTTTAGAGGAGCAGACTAATGGGCGCCGTTAAATCAGAGATATTGCAAGACGTTTTACTTAACTACAGCGTCCTTCCGGAGATGTATGGGTCCATTGACGATGATTTTGAGTACATTCCAGAGCAAATCGAAATCGAAGAGGTCTGGTTTGAGCTTAAAAACTTAAAGACAGGAAAAATCCGACGTATTAACATCACGGATACGCTTAATCACGATCAAATAATAAAATTTGAAGACGATGTGTTGGCTGCACGAGCTGCGGTTAAACAAAAATTCTTAAATAAAAAGGCAAAGGACTTACTATGACTTGGAATCACCGTGTAGTACGCTTCAACGACGAAGAAATGGGCGAATACTTTGAGATAAAAGAAGTATTTTACGATAAAAATGGCATTCCTAATGGGTTTTCAGAGGCTTCTATCATGTCGGACTCGTTTGAAGGCCTGCATGAGCAGCTAGAAATGTTTAAATCCGCTACGGCTAAGCCAATTATAGACGAAGCAGAGTTTTTTAAGCCTAAGGACCCATCATGAGCTATGCAATTTCAGCTTTAATAGGTATTATTATCGGAGTAGCGTCGTATTGCACTACTCCAGACCCTCAACCAACCATACAGGAAGAAAGCCATGTCGCTAAAGACGCCAAAGGATGATGTAGATGATTTAAACTATCGTGACCTGTTCGCGATAGGCGCAATGATAGGATTGATGTTCCAAGAAAACTACAGCGCGAGCACGTGTGCTGAACTTGCTTACATTCAAGCGGATGCAATGCTCAAGGAAAGGAAAACATATGGTCACAAAGTCCCGTACTGATGTCTTCATTGAATCAGAATTGAATAAAGTGAAGATAATAGGCGCTCTTAGGAAGAAGGCCATGACCCGTAATGAGCTAATCCATGCCTTAGATATCTCTAAAATGCAGATGCATAACCTGCTTAAAGGTCTTGTGGAGCAGGAGTACATAAAGATAGCGAACGAGCATGCTATGTGTAGCATCGCCAAGCGATCCATGTGCAGTTTTACAATAGGAAAGAGGACTTACGTAGGTAAGGATATCTCTAAAATACAGGCTAAAGCAGATAAGAACAAGAAGCTACGTGAACGTCGCGCGGCTCAAGGACCACGGCCCAAGGGAAGCAGGACCACTGTTGAGTCATTACTGCCGAAAGCGGCTAGAGAAGAGCCGGTTGTGGTTAAAGTAGACGAGCACACGACCATCTACTACAACAGCCGCCGCCCTACAAAAGACTTTGCCATGAAGAAGGAAGAAAAAAGCCGCCGCAATTCGGGCGTAGCCATGGGCAGTAGTATGATTATGTTTGGAAATTGGTAATGGATAAGCTAGATGAAAAAAACGCCGAGGCATTCGGGCAGGCAGTGGCAGGCATTTTTAAAAATATGCCGAATATTACCAATCTATCTGCTGGAGTGCTTATTGAGAATATATACATACGGTTTCAAAAAGAAGCCGAACGCGATGCCCGCGACGCGGCAAACGGAAAGAGAGACTAATTATGCAGATAAATAAAATGAATCACTTGTATCAATGGATGTGGTGGACAAAAGGCGAATGCGTCGTGGAAGTTATTAGCACAGGGCACTTTCCTACCACGGCCATGGTAAAACTACCTAACGACAAGCTTACCGAGATAGACATCGTCGAGCTTGAAATAGCCAATGATCTTTAAGGAGAAGTACATGGGTGTATATACAAAGATGGAAGAAAGCAT